AAATTTTTGTGTTACATCATCTAATGATATTCCGTCAATTGATAAATTTTTCCAAGTGTCGTAGAAAAATGATTTACCATTACATGTTACACCCGAAATACCAAATGTAACTTGATATACGCCCTTTTTAAGTTGTGTTGCAGTAATGTTATTTAAACCTGAAATAACGCTTCTAGAGGCATCTAAAATGTCAACAGAAGGTAATGTATCTAAATTAACAAATTGACCGCCTTGTGTTACATATAACAACAAATTTTGTTGTAATTTTTCTGTAAAATCATATCTATTATCAACAATTCTATCTTGGAATATGCTTTCAACAAAAGGCTCGTAAAATGTTTGTGTATATTTGCTAAAAAATGCTATAGATTTTTCTACTTCAGAAACCAAATCTTGGTATTCAACGCCAAATGCTATACCTAAACCATTATTAGTGTTTCCAGATAAAATACCATTTACATAATCTGTTATATCAGCTCTAAGATTTTCATTACCATTATCAAAATGAACTGTTGCAACAATATTTGGGTCTGTTCCATAAACACCATTAGATGTCCATTGATGTAAAGTATCTTTATAGAACCAGTTTGATGGTCTAACATCATATGTATTATTACCTGTTGTATAATCAAATCCGCCGTTTGTATAATCAAATCCAACACCTTCATCCCAGAATTCAGGTATTTCAAATATAATTAAATCAAAAGATGTAGCACGTTGCATACCACTAGTTGTATCTTGACCTAAAAAGCTAGGATCACCAAATACACAGTTGGTCATGTTTAAATAATGTTTGGTGTTACCATCAATAATTAATTCGTTATTATTGACTTTAGAATGTAACTCAGTAAAATCTACTTGAAAAAGATATTTGGAAAAGCTAGAACCATAGTATATCTGTGTAACAGGGTTTTTGGCCGTGTTTGTTGATGTACCTTTGATAATAGTGTTGTTTTTAGCGAAATACGAACGAAAATATGACATCTCTTTTATTTTATAAATATCAATTAGTTTATTCTAATCGAGTTATTAAGGATGTCGTTTTCTAGTGTTTTAAATAATTTATCTAATTTTTGGAAATTTGGATCACTTTGTTCAAGGGTTTCACCGATATCGTGAATATGACTTTCAAGTAAATCACGCATAGCATATAAGATACTAACCAAATTTTCACCTCTTACGGTTGAATATGTATTTTTATCAATGTTATCAATATAATCCATTTGGGATAATTCGTATGGATCTAATTTAAAGAAATCAACACTTTTATCTGCTAAGTTTGTATCAGTTGATAATAAATAAACTTTATCAGATTTTAACGCTGAAAACGTTTGTTCACCATTAAATTCTTTTATATTGTTTTTCAATACCTTTTTGGTAAAAGGTTGTGGTGTAATTTGATTTTTACTATAAATTAAGCCTTTAGATGTGGTACCGTAAACATCAATTCCATTCAAAAATGTTTTAATTGTTGCTAATTTTGTTGTACCTGTAGTTGATTCAAAACCTAATACTGGTCTATAAAAAAACGGATGGATATCACCTGTGTAACTAAATTTATTTTTATCATCAGTTATATTATTATCTAAACCATGTGTATGTAATGATTTTATAAAATTACGTACCCAAGATTGCGCTTGTTTCATACTAGTAACAGGTATCGAAATTGTTAAATCAGTTCTACCAGATTGATTTTGAACAATATATTCATCTGATATATTGGTAATAAGTTTTGTGTAACCTGAATATAATGGAATACTGCTTAAATTACCATTCTCTATTCTATATGAACCTGAATAATCTTGTGATGTTTGATAAATGTAAAAATTAATATATGAAGTAGCATTTGTAACAAAGTTACCATCGCTGTCAAAACATGATGGATCTAATTCATATTCCACGATATATTTTAATTCACCTGTAGGTAAAATAACATCTTTAACAACATCCTCAACATTTTGAATGGTTGTTGGAAATTTTTTAAGATATAAGTTAGCAGATTTATTAGCCATGATAGGTTGGTTGATTGAAACTAACCTTTCATTTGTTGTTTGGGCTTTTTTACTTCTAAATTTACCGCCTCTCATCATCACACCATTTTCGGTGAAGATTACGTCAGAGCCATATTTTCCGTAGATACCATGATCTTTATGTTTTGCAAAAGCACCTTCTGATTTTGGATTAATGTAGTTACCATTTGAATCAATCACATCTGGACCTGCTTTTACAACTGACCCATAAGATGTATTTTTTAATTGACCTGTATGGTTTTGACCATTAAAGTCATGCATATTAGTAAAAGGACCAGAAATATATTCCATATTTACAACATCCTTTTCTGTGTTATAATTGATAATTTTAACAGCTTGTCCTATTTCAGGAATAAAGTTAGAATTCAATGGTAAAAATGGTGATGCAACAAATAAATCTCTATCACCCCATTTTTCGTAGTCTGGGAAAGCACCTTCAGTTACACCCGTTTGATCACTATATCTGTTTATACGGATTCTACCCATATGTTTTGGGTCCATATTATCAACACATATACCAATATCAATTATTTTCATTACTTAATATTTCTTTTACCTATTTCTTCATTCACTTTATTATACAAGATTTCAACACTATCTAAATGTCTTGTTAAACTAATTATCAAATCTTTTGTTTTTTCGTATTCAGTATGAAGTTCACCCAACACGTTTAATAAATCTTTATTTGATTTATTTTCAACATCATTTGCTATGTCTAATATTTTATTCTTTTCCATATTAGAAGTTTTTACCATGAGATACTAATATGCCTCCGGGCATAGTTAATTTACCAAAAGGTGTTGGTATTTGGAATCCTTCATTACCAACAGATACAAACCCAAATTGATCTCTATGACTTATTGATTGTTCTGCTGTTGAACTAACTAAATGTTGTAAATTAGTTACCTGTTTACCATATATCGCACCTGTATTTACACCTCTTTGTTGTAAGTCTTGTAATATTTGAATTTTTAAAATGTCCGCACTTTCACCACCTAAAAGATATGACATACTTAATAAAAACCCTGGCGGAACTTGTGTACCGGCTATTTGACCAAGATTTAATAAACCATCAATGGATGAATTAATTGTTCCAAATAAACCTTTACAACTTGCTATACCAATTGATATGATTTTACTTAACAACGCAATTAAACCTTTAATAATCGCCAAATATCTTTTAATTTTATTTGTTAATATTTTTTTACCAATCCCAATTAAAAACGCTATTAAATCTGGTTTAACTAATTGCCAAAAATAATCTCTAAATTTCCAAAGTAATTTTTTAATAATTGCATTAAATAATTTATAAAGTTTTCTCATTAAATCTTTAGCGCCATTAACAACTACGTTAGTCCCATTTGTAATTGCTTTGTAAACAATTAAAATTGGGAAGAAATATTTTGGTGATAATACTGCTGCAATTAAAGCTTTCGGTAAGTTTAATACAAATGAATTTAATAAATTTATATGAAAATTTTGTAATGGTATTGAGCTATCTGATTGATTATGAGCATCAACAGCTGCATTATATAATGTATCGTTTATTCCTTTATCAATGTTTTTAGGAAGATATATAAAATCTTCCATGTGTGTTGTGTTTACCGGTACTGTAAAATTATTACAATCAGCAAATCTTAATACCTTATTTAATCTATCTGATTCAGAATCTAAATCAATCCCTTCAATATCATTAAAATCAAAATAAGCTTCAATATCCTCATCATTTTCATTGAACTGAGTGCTAGTTGTTTGATTCATGTTCTTAACAGCCGTTTGGGAATTACCACAAAATGCACATAATTTAGATAATATTCTATTTAAATCATTCATAGCAATATTCAAACCAACTGGTTCAGAACCATCACCATTTAATGTCATCATCATCGCAGTTTTTAAAACTAATTCAAAATCAACGTGTTCAATTGACGAATAATAACCGGTCATAAAATCACGTAATAATGTTGTCCCACTAATTCCTGCTAAATTTGTGACATGAAATTTTTGTGAATTTGAATCAAATGAATAATCAAATAATTTTGTATCGTTTCTAGTGTAAAAAGATTTAATACCATTTTGACTAAAGCAATTGAATAGGTTAGTATTCATTTTAACATAACCAGTATTCTTACTTGATTCATAATAAATTTGACCTGTACCACTTGAAGGTTCGGTCATTAAAATATTTAAAAAATCAAAATCTTTAGGGCTAATCTCAAGTGAATCTAAACTAAATGTTTGATCTGTTCCACAAATACCATCACCAACAAATAAAATTTCAGCAGCGGAATCCATAACAATTTGTCTAGAATCCTTTACTGTTTTTTTAATAGCTTGTTTTGATAATTCCACCAATCTACTTTTATGATTGTTTGGTGAATTGGGATTTGTTGTAGTTGGTTTGTGTTGTTTTAAAAAAATTTCAACAACTTCAATTAAATGTTTAAAAACATCTTGCTTATTTTCATTTTTCTTAGATAACTTACTCCCATATGCTGATAATTTTTTACCTAAATTATCTTTAGATGGTATATGAACGCCACTAGTGATTTTATTTTTTAAAGAATCACCAATTAGCTTTTCGCTATCTTTTAAAGATTTTAACCTAAGCTTTAACTTATTGACCGTATCTTGGATATTCTCTGCCATTATATTGAATAACTTGCGTTGCTTTTATCGGAACCATCATTTATCATTTTGTCCAATAATTCTCTATCTTCATCAGATAATTCTAATTTACCCATTGGCATACCTTTTCCACCTGCACCTTGGGTTTGTTTTAATAACGCACCTTGTAACTTAACTAATGAAATTTTCTTTTCAGTAAGTTCGTTTAAAACTTTTTGTTGTTCCTTAATTACCGGACCAATTGTACTCATGTCTTCAGCATCCTTCATGAAAGTAAGCATTTTTTTCATGATAATAGAGGCTGTATTGCGGTTTTCCACAATATCGTTGTAGATCTCTTGCATTAAAGCTAGAGCAGATTCTACGTCTAAACTAATGTTGTTTCTTTGGTGTCTCATATCAATAAATAGATTTATTCTAAAAATCCTGCCAAAATACCATCATACATCTTTTTAAAGCGTTTTAAAGATATCCTGATCTCTTTTGTTGATAATGAGGTCATTTCTCGTAATGAGAGTAGTATGAGGTTTTTGTTAAATTTATTACCTTCACCAACCTGGAAGATTGTATCAAAATTGCTAAAAATCTCTAATAAAGCATAACCTAATTTTTGTTCATTTTCGGTTAAGTTTTCAGCCTCCATAAAGTTTTCCAAGGAGATGGTTAATTTAATAATAACATCTCGATAATCAATAACAAATTCGTCAATAACATATGTTAAATCATTTCTTTCTTCTATATCAGATGATATATCATCATAAGAAACTTGGCGATTTTGTTCTTTCGTATCTTTTTGAATTGCACCCATTAAATAATTCTTACATATTGTACCGAAGTAAGAATAGGCTTTATGGTTAGCCGTTGGGTCAAATTTGTTTATTTTTGTAATTAAAAAAGACATGGTATCGGTATGAATTTCATCGAATTCCATATCTTTTCTATACAATTTATAACGGCGGATAATACTTTCCACCATGATGATTAAGGGTTCTCGTAAATATTCGTTGAATATCTTGTTTCTTTCTGCTTCGTCTGAACTACTAAGATAGTCGACTACCGCCTTCTCTTGATCCTCACCAAAGTAAATTTTTTGGGTTCTTTTTCTCGGCATTTATGCTTCGGTGTAAGTAATATCTCGTTTATTTTTAAAGAAAAATTCTTTCTTTGCGGTTTCTAACCAAAACTTAACTTCTTTTTCACTTAATTTAAGTGTTTCATCATCTTGATATAAAGCAAATAATGAATCATCTCTTAACGTAACATGTTGATAACCAATTTTTGGAACGGTCATAATTTTTACGCCATTATGTGTAAGTCTTAATAAAAATTCATAGCTAAATGTTAATTTGATATTTTCCTTTAGCTTACCTTGTTCTTTAATCACTTCAGTTCTATACAATGCGCCACTTGTTTGGTAGTTTTGAAAATCTAATAAAACTTCATTATCTAAATATCCTTGGTTTTCAGAAAACCCATATGCCCAAACTGATTCGTTAACAAAACTTAAAAATTTACCTTCATCTGTTACGTCTTTTGTGATTGGTAAAAACACATCCACATCAGAATATGTATTAACATATTCATTCATTGACTTAAGCCAAATTGGTGTGTATTCATCGTCAATTTCTAAAATTGAAAACCATTCAGTATCCGTATTATCAATACCTAAATTTACTTGGCTACAAAAATCTGTTTGACCATTATTTATTTGGAAAATAATTTCTAATTTATTTTCACCTAAATCAATTGATTCTACAATTAACTTTACTTCATTAGGGCAAACTATTACTAATTTAACTTCTTCGTAAAAAGGTTGAACAGAAGCTAACGCATTTAGGAACATATCAACGTATATGCCTTCTAATTTATGTATTGGTAATATAATTGTTGTTTTTTTCATATTATTCTGTTTCAGTTTCAACTTCTTGTTTTAAGTTATCAATTGCTTTTTCAATTGATTCTTTCCTTTTATTATTTATTGATGCAAATATTGATGAAATATCTTCTTTTGTTTTTTCGGTATCATAAGGTAAAAGAGTTTCAACCATTTTTTCTTTAACATCATCTCCGATTTCAACACCTTCTAACCAAGCTAAAACATATGTACCTAATATTTCAACGATTTTATTTTCATCGTATGTCCACATACCATTTTCAGATAACCAATCAGGTTCAGTTTTTGGAATTTTACCAATTACCGGAACATTAGATTTCATTGATTCTAATGGGAATGTACCAAATGTAGACTCATCATCAACCCAAACGGATGCAATACATTCATTTAAATTAGTTGCAAATTCATCATATGATGTTTGTACCATATCTCTAAATGTAATCCATCTTAATTGTGGGAATTTCAAATAAAATTCAGAGATAATTTTTTTGTTTATAACTCTATCGCGACAACTAATAGCAATCAAAGGTTTTCTAGGTGTTTCAATTGGTTTAAAATTATCACTAATGATTGGTGGTATAATAAACACAAGTGATTCTGGGAAATATTCTTGTATATATTTTTTAGCCGAATTAGTTGTTGTGATAATTCTATCAAAACCATAATCACTATATCTGCTACCAATTGGTAATGTTTCAAACATATATTCCTTTTGTTGTATTAACATTACTTTAGTACATCTAACATTTGACATTTGTTGTAAAATATTTGAATAGTACTCTGGGATAACAATAATATCGTCTAAATTAAGGTCAATTTTAACGTCTTTAATTGATAATACTTCAAGCGTTGTATATGTATCACCTAACCAACTTTCAACGCCAGTATATGTACTATCCTCAACTAAAATTTTAGCATTTTTACCATTTGCTTTTAAAGTAAGTGCTAAATCATAAATGTATTTAACAGATGCTCTTGGATTATTTTTTGTGTCATAGACTAAAAAATAAATAACATTTTCGTCATTTAAAATTCTACCTAATGCAAGTTCTAATTTTTCTATGTTTTCTTTATTCATCTTCTTCTTTTAAAATATTGTTTTTTATTAGTGTGTTGAAAGCTAATTTAAATGCTATTGTGGTATCTTTATTACCAAAAGCACCTAGCTCTTCATCAACTTCGCGAATTTCAGATAAAACAGTTTCTAGACACATTTTAATAACTTCATATTTGAAAATATTTACTTCAAGCGCGTCTTCGCTATCTTCTTCAATTATTTTGTTTCCGGTTCTACATTTGTCTGTGATTTCGTCAAGATCGATGTAGTAGTATTTTCCAAGGAATTCGACCATAATTCTGTTATTTCAGATAATTTAGATATTTCTTTATTATTAGTAAAGTATTGATTATAAGTGGTATTAAATTTGTAGGCAATTTTATTTTCAGGACAAGCGTTGATGATATTTTTATTATCCGTAATCCACATATCACATTGGTTCCATAGCTCATCAATATTTTCTGTTCTTGAAAATTTGATGTTGTTACCTAAAAAACCATTTTTTGATAAAAAGAATAATGTTGCTGGTTTAGCTTTACCTAATTCATCTAAACCAATAAGTGTAAAATTATGTTCTTTATTATCGAAGATAATTTTATGTAAATCAGTAAATGTAGTTGAATAACTTAATCCAGCATGACCAAAAATTTCAATAGGATATTCAATGAATGTAAAATATTCAAATTCTTCTTGTGATTGAAATTTATAATAATTTAATAAATTATCATTTTGGACGTCACCTTGAATATTATATTCAAAAGTTTCTTCGCCTTCAATTTCAGAATTTAAATACGCGTCTTGGTAATGGTAATCAAATTTTTGTATAGTGTTTCTTAAAACACCGTCAATGCTAATGTATATTTCCATATTGGAAAATATAACCTTAGAATAACAATAAGTAAAGGTTAATCGTACCTATTCAAAATTTCACCAATAATTGGATTTCTCACAATATCTTGGTTACCAAATTCAAATATGCCAATTCCTTTAACATCTTGCAATCTTTTCTTTGCATCATAAAGACCTGATTTTGTTTTGTCTCTATATTTGTCAGATTGTTCAAGGTCACCCGATAAGAAGAATTTTGAATTAAAACCAATACGTGTTAACAATAACTTAATTTGCGCAGGAGTAGCATTTTGTGCTTCTTCAAAAACAAGGATTGTATTGTCTACGTTCCAACCTCTCATATATGCCAAAGCAGCAACTTCAATATAACCTTGGTCTTTTAATTCTTCTCTAGCTTCTTTACCAATAATCTTATTTAAAAGATAATATGATGGATAAATGTATGGGTCTAATTTTTCTTCTAAACCCCCAGGAAGTGAACCTAATTTCTCTTCAGCTTCAACTGCAGGTCTAACTATAATAATCTTCTCAAACTTGTTAGAATCGTCATATAATAGGTCTACAGCACGCTTCATAGCAATATATGACTTACCAACACCCGCAGGACCAAAACATAATGTAATTTGATTTTCACCAAGGATTCTCCAATATTCTTCTTGGTTCTTTGTAAGGAATTTTTCTTTAGGGCGTTTGATGATTTGTCTAATTCTATCTTTATGTGATATCTTCTTATCTTCTACTAATACGGGTGGTTGGGGACTTTTGGTTTTTGCTTTATATGCCAAAATTGATAGTTTTAATTGTTCCGTTTATTGTTTATAAATATCATTAATTTATCTATAAACCAGTACTTCCAAACCCGCCTGTACCTCTTTCTGAATTCGATAATTCAGGTACTTCGGTCATATATATTGTTGGGTAAGGTAAAATAAGGATTTGAGCGCCTCTATCACCTACTTTATAAGCTAATGAGTCTAAACCATTAGTTTTCTTAAATGTAGCTTGAATTTCGCCTCTATAACCGCTATCGATTACGCCAACACAATTTGATAATATTAAATCTTGATTTCTAACCGATGATCTTGGGAAAATTAATCCAACAAAATTTTGTGGAATCTCCATTGCAATACCAAATCCATAAGAAACACTAAATGATGTATTTTCAACAATACTTGTGATTGTTAAATCCATACCTGCATCACCAGCTTTTGAATAATGTGGTATAACCGCATTTGGATTTAATCTTTTAACTTTAACTAATGTACCATCAAGCACACCTGATGTGTCAACTGATTGTGTTGAACCTAAATCTTTTGATATTGTGCCAATTAAAGTATCAACTTGTTTAAAGAAATCTTCGTCAATAGGTTTATCAGAATTTATTTCTTCTTCAAATTCTTTTAATTGCTTTAAGTATTCTTCTAATTCTTTGTTATCCATTTTGTTTCTTTTCTTCTATCCATTTATCTAACGCTTTAATTCTATTTTTTAAAGCATCATCTTGAGGTCGTAAACAACACTCAACTAAAATATCCGTTATTCTTTGTAATTCTTCAACACTAATAGTAATACCAATAGATGAAATATACTCTACAGCAAGTTTACTTTGTGATTGCCTCATTATTTGTATATCCTTGCTATAAAATTCCATCTATTGGTTTTAATTATTATTTACTTTTGTAATATTCTGGTGTGTTTTTTTCATCGATAACGCACTCAATTGGCATTTTAACGACGCTTAAACTTTCACTACCTCTAATATCACCAGAACGATAATTAGCGGCAACAATTGTAGCTTCTTCTACTGATTCAGCTTGTAATACGTATTTTACTTTTTTAATACGTGGATTTCCTTCTCTGTCCATTTGTTCGGTTTCATAACCGATAGTTACTAAATAATACATGTTGTTTTATTTTATTGTTTTTAAAAATTGTACTCTATCTTGACATACTTTTTTTAACGAGTATGTGTCTTTAACTGTTTCATATAAACGATTTCCAAGGTCTTCAATCATATTAGGATTTTCAACCAAACGTTTCATATGTTTTGCCCAATCTTTATGGTTCTTTTTAGGACCAACTAATAAGGCATTACCTTTATCATTAAATTTACCTTCATTAACAGCTGAAATTAAATCTAACGTATATGGCACGGTTTCACTTGCAATAATAGCCTTTTTATGGAAACCAGCTTCAATTACTTTTAATTGTGATTTATTAGCATTGAATTCTGTTTCAACTAATGGTGCCAATGATACATCAAAGGTATTATAATTACTAGCATATTTCGTAATTTCTTGTGTCCAAACTCTTCTATATGGCATATCTAAATCATTAAAAGGAATCTGTTGGAAACCCATTAAATATTTTTTATATACATCATCTAATGTTTTATAATCATCAGTGAATATTCTTTCGTATTGGTACCAAACAGTTTCCAATGGTTGAATTGGTCTTTGTCTAACTTGACCTGTTGTTTGGTCAATTTCATGAACATTACCTCTTAAATCGAATCCACATAAAACAAATTGAATTTTATTTTTAAATTCGTTATGTATTGAAGAAATACCTTGTTTCATTAAATCGATATCATGTAAATGTGATGAACCGCCTAACCAACCAAATCTAATTTTATCAGATTTTATTGGATTACTTTTGAATTGTGGCTCGTCTTCATTTACTGCATTAGGAAATACAGAAACATTTGTTAATTTTAATTTAGTTTTTATTGTATTAGCAAAAATTGGTGTAGTTGTTGTGATGTAATCAGCTGCTTTTAAAAATTCAACTTTCTTTTCACCGATTTTATTTGCTTTAACATGCGCATACATTGGATGTCTTTGATCAACAAACCATAAATCATCGATATCCATAATAACTTTTATACCTCTATTCTTCAACCAAGAAATTCTTTGTAAATTTTCTTCATGGGTTGTTGGGTGAATAAAGCTATGGAATATTACAATATCGTAATTTAAAAAAAACTCATTACTAGACGGTACTTCAAAATTTATATCTATTTGGAAATCATCAAGATAATTATCTTGAATATAGATATATGGATCATTCATCCTAAATTTACCAACGCCGTGCTTATCTGGGGGTACAACTAAAACTCTTATCTTAGACATTACATTTCATTATAGTCTAATGATACGAAATTTTTTTTAAAAAACAAAATTACTTTGATTTATTTACGCCAGTAATTTTTCCTTTGAATATAGAATCACCAACCTTAAGTACTAAACTTTCATTCATAGATTGGGTTTGTTGTGCGGTAAGAATTTGATTTAATTTTTCATCCATAACCTTACGAACAGTATTTTCAATTAGAACTGATAATGCATTCATGTCAATATTAGATGACATTGGTACAGAAGCTCTTTGATGTGTATTATTTGATTTTGATGGTGCAACACCTTCTTGTTCCATTAAACGTTTAGCACCTTTAATAAAATCCATATCTAATGTTTCATTTAAAGATATAGATGGCATTTGTTCTATTGGATGATTAATCATTGCTTGTTTGATTGCATCAGGTAATTTAGAATTATTAATTCTATCAACATTTACAGGACCACTCACAGGTCTATTTACATTTGGTGCAGATTGTATTTGTGACATATCAATATCTTCAGGTGCACTTCTAATGATATTTTCATTTATGTGTCCTCTTTCGTAATTTCCACCATCAACTTTATTCATAACTTTTTTAGCTTGAACTAATTTGTGCATTAAATCGTTTTGTGATATTACTCCTTTTCCTTGCTCTGACATATTGATAAATATTTTTAATAATATAAATTAAATTAAAATAACATTAAAGTTTTAATTCGATTTATAGATTCTTGTAGTTTGTTATTGTTTTCTTCTTCAGGATTTACTTCCGGAGCAGGTGGTTCTGTTGGTTGAACTTCTGCAGCAGGTTCCTGTGTTGGTGTTTCTTCTGGTTTTGGCTCCGCTAGTGTTTTTGCTGTCGGCGGTGTCGCAGAAGGTTTTTGTTTAGGCGTTGGTTGTGGTAATGTTTCTGGTGTTGTTGGTTCCGCAGTTGGCTGTGCTGTTGGCTCAGTTGGTTTAACTTCTGGTTCAGCAACAGGTTTAACAGGCTTTTCCTTTGCAACTTTTAATTTAGTTGCTTTTGGTTTTGCTTGTTTCTTTGGTTTTGGTACCGCATTAAAATCAGTTGACACTAATATAGATGCCATTGGTCCACGTTTATCTTCTTCACCAGGATGATAACCAGGTCTTTCACCAAATGTGCTTTCAGTATTGATAACAACATTACGCATATTACTCATTTGAAAAGTTCTCCAATGATTACCATCGTTAAATCCTTTTTTGGATGTATTTGGCGATGGTACATATGCTCTTAATAATAATTTACCTTTCTTACTCATACCAATTGCAAAAGGTTCAACATTCATTCTTTTACCTTGCTTAACACTATCTCTACCTTTTTTTATACCATAATACATAAAGCTAATAGGATTCCTATTAACAACAGCATCTGCTATTGGCTTTGTTTGAGTGGTTTTTAATTGAATAGCATTCAATCTTTTATCACTCATCAACTCATTTAATAATATGTTGGTTAAAGATGTCATTAAAAATCTGGGTAAACTTTACTACCGTTAAATTTATTTTTAGCAACAACTGTTGTTCTAGTATTAATATCTATTAAAGTACCAACTTGACCTGAGCTATTTTCACCTTCACCTATTGGTGATATTGCTGCTTTATTAGTTGAGCCATACGGGTTATTTTCACTAAATTGATTGGATGCTAATAATCCAATTCTTTCATTTATATCTGATGTTCTACCAACCTGCATTTGTGAATTTTGACCTTCACCTAATGGTGATATAGCATCTTTATTATTTGAACCGTATGGGTTATTTTCACCATATCTATTTGCACTAACAATGCCTATTCTAGTGTTAATATCTGTTAATGTACCAATTTGTCCATATTCATTTTGACCTTCACCCAATGGTGATATAGCAGCAGGATTAGATAAACCATATTGGTTGTTTTCACCAAATTTGTTTGTGGCCATTAAACTATTTCTTTCGTTTATATCTGACATTCTACCTATTTGGCCATATTCACTTTGTCCTTCACCTAATGGTGATATTGCATCTTTATTGGTTGACCCATATTCATTATCGTATTCATATCTATTTCTAGTGATTGCTTGATTAAGATATTGTTGTGACATAACTTGCAATGGACTAGGTCCTGTGCCGCTTATATCATATGTTTCATTAAATTGAGCCATATTATAACATTAAATTTTTTATTTTATTTATTTCCTCAAATAATTTCATAGAAGACATTGCAGATGCGGTATTCTTATGTGAATTACTTTTCATGAAATTTAATTTAGGAACAAAGCTAAATTTTTTTGAATGTGATTTTAAATGAGAATTACTTCTACCACCTGCACCCGCTATATTATCAGCTCTCATTTTAGAATCTTTTTTATTACTAACTAAATCCCTTTCACCTTGTAAATAAGTGTTAGCCCATTTTTCCATGACCTCACCACCATATAAATTATATCTAACTTGATCCCTAACCTTATCAATTGTACTTAAATCATGAATGATTCTTTTTAATTGACCGTATTTAACCTTTCTATCCTTTAATAATTTTTCAGCTCTATCTTTACCATGTACGTATTTTCCATTTAAGTGCATAACAGTATGACTTATTTTTTCCAAAACGTGTTCAGGAACATCAAATATTCTATCTTTTAATTCCTTATTCATCTTCTCCTTCTAGGTACTCCAAAACATCTTTTGAAGATAAACCATGGCTTTTCAAACTATCCTTTAATGACATTAATTGTCTTCTAACTATTGGGTTAATTTCTTTTTTCTCCATTGGTTCTTCATTACGGCTAACAATATCAGAATCTTTACGCTTCTTTTTAGCTAAAATATCTTCAATATATTCTTCCATGAATTTCATTGGATTTTCAATCAATCTAACCATATCACCCGGAAGCTCAGGATCGTAACCCATTTGCTTTAATCTATCCATTGCTTCTTCATCTGATAATTTTAAATCTTTAGTAAAATGCTTGTAAGCTTTTTTAAAACTCTCATCATCACCTAATGTTTCTTCGTAACCCAAAGCATCATCCATAGCAATTTCCATGATTTCACCTTTAGATATTACTTTACCTTCAGCCCAATACCTTAATGATGTGTGTGTACCGTGAACACCATGAATACCCATTTCACCAGCACCTGTTCTAACAACTTGGTCGGTAGTAGAATTTGATGTAATTCCTTTAGTTGCTAAATTAGCTGGTCTTTTGCTATGTGCAAAATTACCTTGAGCATCAACTATTTCATCAACTTCTTCTTCCTTTTCTACTTTATTTGGGATTTTACTATAGTCTGTTTTATCAGAAAATTCTTTAGCCCATTTAGCCCACTTCTTATTTTTACCACCTTTGGCTTTAGCATAGAAAAATCTTTGTTGCGCTTTTGACGCAAATTTCTCTTCAATAACCTGTTTTACAAAATTGTCCATTAAAAACACTTTTTATATAAATATCAAATGATATGAAAGATATTTATACAAATATGGCTGGACAGAATATTTTAACAAAAAGTACCCCAAAATTTGATTTAAAACTCGATTTTTCGGAATATTACGATTATACACTCTCAAATGAAGGTGATTATGATCTTGAATTATTATCAAATCATGTTATTACATATGATAATACCTTATTTGATAGTAATTGTAGTGGTAGTTTAGTGACTCCAACAACATTTGTTATAAATACAGGTAACACATATGGTGATTGTGATTTTAATATAAGAAAAAGAACTGAAAAAGGTTGGACAGCAGGATTTGTATTTAATAAACAAGGACATAATTGGAGTGATGCTAACACTTTTTATTATTGGGGTATTAGTGACGAAACTGACCCATTGAATTATATAGACAATAATTTATCCTTTCAATTTACAAATGACGGTTGTGTTAAATGGGTAAGCAATAGATATTCAGGTTCTTGCGACCCATCATCAGGTTATACATCAAGTTATTATATTTCTTCAGGTCAAACAGAACAACTATGTACAAATGGTACTAGTGCTGATTTCTATTTAACAATTTCATTTGAAAGAAACTATTTTTTACACAATTGTCAAATTGAAAATGAAGGTGGTTCAAATGATATGATACAAGGTCCACATTTAGTTCCAATAACATATGATCCCGTTTTTTTACCTAGTGGTGATACAACAGGTTTTCTATCAGGTTCAGTTATTGGACATGCTGATTTAATTGCAACAGGTTACACAATGACAACCGGTTCATTAAATTGGCTTACAGGTGACACGCAATACACATATGTTGAGGAATTAAATAAAAAATGGGCTGCAAGCCAAGAAAAAAGATTAGGTACACTTAAGATTTATCTAAACGGTGAGAGAATATATAAATTAGATGATTGGGAAGAAATTATCCCTTCTCAAAGAAGTTCTGTAAATCAAATGGTTCAAATTTGGGGTGGAGGTACAACAGGGTCGAATAATTTACACATTAATGACACATTATTTGAGTTAAAAAGTATTGAATATTATGAACAACCGTTATCATTTCCACAGATAAATCAACATTATAAATCTGTTATAAAACCTAATAATAATATTACAGAATGCTATGATCCATGTACAACTAATGTATCAATATATTCAAATAACGCAATAATACAAGATAACAATTCATTTATCCTTGTTGATAATGGAAGTATACTAACATTTTAAATATTTATGTAAATGGCACTAAGAAGAATCTCTCAATTACCAAATCTACCATATCCTAGTTTAACAGGTAAAACAATTTATGATGATGGTAATACAACATATAATGTAACTTTACATGATTTAAAAACAGTAATAACATCTGGTTTTACTGGTAATGCTGGTTCTGCGGGTTCAGCAGGAACTTCAGGTAGTAGTGGTACATCAGGAACAAGTGGTGTAACAGGTCAAGCGGGTTCTTCAGGTACATCAGGTACTAGCCCAAATGCACATATTAGTGGTAGTAATTTACAATTCGCATATTTTTCAGGATCTAACTATGTTAGCGGATCAGATTTATTACATATAACAAATTCAGGTTTTACAGTATCAGTTGGTAATTCAGTTGTTAATTCTTATTTTCCTGAAAGATTTATAGTTGATGCTAGTGGATCATTCAATATTGCGACATTTCAAACAACACAACAGGATACATATGCTGAGGTAAACATTAAAAACTACGGAAGTGGTTCTAATTCATCAGCTGATTTAGTACTTTGGAATGATGTTGCAACAGAAAGTTCATCATTTGTTGATTTGGGTATAAACTCATCAAATTATACCGGTGGACAAGTTGGTTATGGTGGTGATGGTTATTTATTTAACCAATCAAATGACATGTATATCGGTTCAATAGGTACAGGTAATCATGGTCATGTGCATATATTTGGTGGTAATTTATGGAATTCATCTTCAATTTCAATTTATAACGACGGAACTATTGGTATTAATACAGATAAATTCAATAACACAGCAAATACAATACCGACATCAGGATATACTGTTGAAATAAGTGGAAGTGTTATTTTTGATAATGATATTAAAGTTATTGGAACAATTGGTACTGATAATTACACATTGCCATCAAGTGATGGTAGTGCGGGGCAAACAATTGTTACAGATGGTTTTGGTAATTTAACTTGGAGTATGAGTACTTCTGGTTCATCAGGAACAAGTGGTGTTGCTGGTACTAGTGGTTCTTCAGGAAGTTCAGGTAGTGGTTTTATGTGGCAAGGCCCATGGAATCCATCAGGATATTATATTTCAAATGTTGATATTGTTTCATATGATGGTAGTAATTACATTAAAATAGGTGATGGTAATTCAGGAAGTAGTCCTGATGGTGATTCTATAAGATGGAATTTATTTGTATCAAAAGGTAATGATGGACAAGCTGGTATTTCTGGCTCTTCTGGTACGAATGGTTCTTCTGGATCAAGTGGTACATCAGGTAGTGCAGGTACAAGTGGTACATCAGGTTATGTTGATAACGATTGGTTATATTTTAGGCCAACAACAACGACAGTACCAACTACAGGTAATAAATTTATTTTATCAGGTACAACAACAAGTAACGGTTCAATTTCATATAATAGTAGTACTGGTATTTTTACACTTGCCGCGAATAAAACATATAATTTGAATGCATCGTTCGCACTTGCAAATAGTTCTAGTAATAGTGAATTAAATTATTATTGGATTAATGTAACTAGCGGAAATAACCAAATAAGTAATACAGGTGGTTTATTAATAGTTTCAAGTATCGCACCCGCGGCTTGGCAACCAGTTGCGGATACAATTATTACCACAACAGAAACTACCCAAGTTGCACTTAAATGTGATTTTAGTAATTCAACAGGTGGTTTACAAACTGCAATGTGTTATGTTGATATTAAACAAATAAATGGATGGTCAGGTACTTCTGGAACTTCGGGAACTAGCGGTACATCGGTATTGACGATTGTTAGCGGTGTAACTTCAACGGGTGATTTGAATGTTGGTGGGAATATGGATATCAAAGGTCCAACCACATTAAGTGGTTCGGTAGTTATTAGTGCGCAAGGAGGATATGAAGGTGGTGAATTAGATTTAGCATACGCAAAATCAGGTAGTACATTGACGGGTAGTTTTGTTGTGGTGGATGTTTATCAAGATAGATTGAGAATGTTTGAAGGTGGTGGTAATAGTAGGGGTGTTTATCTTGATTTATCCAAAGCACCTAATAATGTTGGTGGTGAATTATTATGGAAAACAAGTGGATTTGTAAACGCAGGAACATTTGTAACATTGGATAACATCAAAGCAACAGTAACAACAAGTGCAAATCGTGGATTGAGCTTAGCATCAGTATCAGGAACAACAAGTTGTTATATAGCTGGTAATTATAATGCTTATGGAGGTGGTTACGGCGGATCATCTGCTGGATTTTCATTAACAACATCTTCAAGTACTTCAATTTTTAACTGGCAATTTTCAAGTGAAGGTGACACCTCAATTTATACACTAAATTATAATTACAGCAAAGTATATCGTATTACACTGATAATTGGCGGTGCTTACAACAATAACTTTATTTCAATAGAAAGATTATATTAATATGGAATTTTTTATAAGACAAGGTGCAACTGACCCAATATTAAAGATGAGGTTAATAGATGACGGTAAAAACGATAAATCATCAATTAATGACATGCTTGAAAGTGCAAATATTGTTTTTGATATGTTTGATATTAAAAATAATGAATATGCGGTTTTAAATCAACCTTGTACAGTTACAACTAGAACAACCAAATTTAATTACACTTCTAATGAATATTATATCGTTTATAGATTTACTACAGATGATACATCAGTTGTTGGTAGGTATGAAGGCAAAATAACCATTACATTCAATGATGGTAATGTTCTTATTGTTCCACTTGCCGAAAAATTATTTATCAACGTAATTTCGTAATCTCAGCTTTTTTCCGTATAATTATAAATGTAAACAAGGCAAATTGTGGAATAACCCACAAGCTAATACGTCATATTTAAAAAAATTATAATGAAAGAAGTAATTTCTCAGGAAGTTATTGAAAATTTCCTTAACGGAGGTGATCCGGAAGAGTATATCGTAGGTGTTGAATACGATTATCGCAAAAATGTTATCTATAAAATAATCCAAGATCCTATTGAAGGTAAAATAGTTAAACAAGATACCTTTAGTCCATTCTTATGGGTAGGTGATTTAACAGGATTAAATTTCTATCAAAATTCTAAATCTGCACAGAAAAAAGCTATGCAGAAGCACGGTATTTTAATTGAAAAATTAAATACAGGTGGTAATGAACGTCTTGAAGATGGTTTAAAGTTTTTAGTAAAAAGTATTAAATCTTATACCAATCTTACAAGTTTTTTTAGAGAAGGTGGTATTGATCCATGGACAGAAGGATATAGACAATATTTTTCAGTATTATCACCTGTTGAACAATACCTTATAGATAAAAGAAAAAGATTATTTAAAGGTATTGATGATTATTCAGGAGTACATAGATTTGTATTCGACATTGAGACAACAGGTTTAAGTCCTGAAACTGATGTGATAATTCTTATTGGTGTTAAGGATAATAAAGGTTTAAATAAAACGTTTTCAGCATTTGGTGAAGATGGTGAGAAAAGATGTATTGAAGAATTTTTTGAATCAATTAGAGAAACAATGCCAACTATTATTGGTGGATATAACTCAGCATCTTTTGACTGGCCATTTATATTAAGACGAGCTGAAATATTAGGTGTTGATACACAAGGACTTACTAAAATTTTATCAAATGAAGGTATTACAGAAAAAGAAGGTATGCTTAAACTTGCTAATGAAGTTGAACCATACAAACAGCATGTCATTTGGGGATTTAACATTGTGGACATTGCGCATTCTGTTCGTAGAGCGCAAGCAATCAACAGTGAAATCAAATCGTGGGGCTTAAAATATATCACAAAATATTTGGAGAAAGAAAAACCAAATCGTGTGTATGTTGATGGTGGGCAAATTTCTAAAATATATTTGGAAGATGCACCACATTATATTAATCCTAAAACGGGTAATTATAAAAAAGTTGGTGAACCTGGTACAGAAGATTTATTAATAAAGTATCCAGGTAAATTTGATGTATGGAGCGGTAGTAAAATTGTTGAACAATATCTAGATGATGACTTGTACGAAACAATGATTGTTGATGATAGTTTTTCACAATCAACTTTTTTACTTTCTAAATTGGTACCTACCACATATGAAAGAATCGCTACTATGGGTACAGCTACATTATGGAAAATTATAATGTTAGCGTGGTCTTATGAAAATGGTTTGGCTATTCCTGCTAAAGATGAAAAACGTGCTATTACAGGTGGTTTATCAAGATTACTTAATGTAGGTTATTCAAAGAACATTGTTAAATTTGACTATGCTTCACTTTATCCATCAATACAACTTATGTATGATGTTTTCCCAGAATGTGATATAATGGGGGTACAAAAATCAATGTTAAAATATTTCCGTAACATTCGTATTAAATATAAAAGACTTACGGCTGAACTAGCAAAAAGTGATCCTATACAATCAGAAATGTATGATCGTAAGCAGTTACCAATTAAGATTTTTATTAACGCTTATTTTGGTAGTTTATCTGCACCACACGTATTCCCATGGGGTGATATGAATATGGGTGAAACTATTACATGTACTGGTCGTCAATGTTTACGTATGATGATTATGTTTTTTATGAAGAAAGGTTATAAACCTCTAGTAATGGATACTGATGGTGTTAACTTTGAAACACCTGAAACAATCAATGAACACAAATATGTTGGTAAAGGATTAAATGAATTATCTATTGAAGGTGAAGAATATACAGGTATTGAAGCTGATACAGCTGAGTTCAACGATATCTTTATGCGAAATGAAATGGGATTAGATATTGACTATGTTGCACCTGCATGTATTAATGTTTCACGTAAAAACTATATCATTAAGATGATGAAGAAAGGTAAAGAGAAAATTAAATTAACGGGTAACACAATTAAATCTAAAAAATTGCAACAATATATTGTGGAATTCTTAGATGAGGGTTTAAAATATTTGTTAAATGGTGATGGTGTTTCTTTCATTGAGAAATATTATGAATATGTTAATAAGATTTATAATAAAGAAATTCCTTTAGCTAAAATTGCAAATAAAGCACGTATTAAACAAAGCATTGAAGAATATAAAAAGTATATTAAGAAAACAACTAAATCTGGTTCATTAATGTCGCGTCAAGCACACATGGAATTGGTTTTAAATAGTGAACAACCGGTGTCTTTAGGTGAAACAATTTATTATATAAACAATGGAACTAAAAAAACTTCTGGTGACGTACAAAAAATAACAAAACCAACTAAGAAACAAAAAGAAGAATACCTTGAAAAACATGGTGTTGAAATGCCTAATGATTTTATAGAAATTAATTGTTATATGATTTCTGAAAAAGAATTACAAGCAAATCCTGATTTAACAGGTGATTATAACGTACCTCGTTATTTAAGTATTTTTAATAAACGTGTTGAACCATTGTTAGTTGTATTTAAACCTGAAATTAGAAATGATATCATTATTGATAATCCTGCTGATAGACAGTTCTTTACTAAAATACAATGTGAATTGGTAAATGGTTATCCATTAAAAGAAGATGGACAAGATAAGTTTGATGAAGTTATGACATTATCCGATAGTGAAGTATTATTTTGGAATCGTGTTCAACGTGATCCGTTCTTTATGTATGTTGAAAATAGCCTTGAACTAGTTGATCAATTTTGGGTTGAACATAATAGAAAGGTTGTGGCATTACAAGAAAATAGTACCGTAAGTAATGAAGAAGAGATTATTGAAAATAACGGACACGATTATGCGTTTCATGCTGTAGAAATTTAATATATCATTGGGAAAAGAATGGAAGTCATAAATTCTTTAGCTTTAGCTTCTCCAAGTTTAGCTTTTAAGACATTGTATGTTCTTTCATTCTTTTGTTGATTTTCACAATATCTATTTTGTGAATTTTTAATATCATTTGCTAAATGTGGGAATTGTTCCGCACTAGATAATAATTCAATATAACTTTCAAAACATCTAATAGCTATATTAGCAATAATATCAAACTCTTCATCATTAGGAACAATAGCAATAGCATCTTTTGAAAAGATTTCTTTTGCCCATTCAGGTAATTTATATGGTGTTTTAAAATCGTAAGGTGAAACATATGTATCATTACTAATCACAGGGCTCCAATCTAAAAATGCTGCTAAACATTTATTAGGTGTTGTAATAATATCAAAACCAAAAATTGGTTCCGGATTTACATTACTAGGAAAACATGTAAAGTGTAAAACTTCTAAATTGTTGTCACTATATCTTTCAATATGTGCAATTCTAAAAACATCAGAAATAAACCTACGATTATCCCAACCAAAATCTTCCGTAGGAATAATTGTTCCGTTAGTTTCTTCTAAAATAATTTTTTCAAATTTATTTGCTACTAAGTTCAGAGTCTCTTTGTAATTCATCAAATATTGTAATTAAGAATTGAAAACCTTTATTAACTTCATTAGCCCATTCGTCTTTTTGAATTGCACGAATACTACCAACTAATTCTTGCATGTTATCAAAATCATACATTTTACCGCTACCAGGTGTTACTTTTTTCATCATTTGTCCACCATAAGCCAATGCTAAATAATTTAAATAAACATGTGGTAAAATATCAACATCGTTTAAATTTTTTAAATAAGTGGCATAGTATACTGTAGCAGGACAAATTTTATTTTCTTCTAAAAGTATACCATTATTTAATTCTAAAATATCTTCTATTACTTTTTCTTTTCTATCTAATCCTTTGATAACCAAATCTCTAGTTTCAAATTGATCAAAAATAGTCATTTGTTGAAGTAGATAATTTACATATTCTAGATTAGATAATTCACCTCTAAACATTCTTTGATTAAAGGTCATTTTTTCAGCCTTGCTGTGTAATTCTGCGGTTGCTTCTCTTAAACTCATATAGTAAAGATACTTAAATTACTATAATTTGTGAAGGCATAGCTCTAAATTTAAGTGATTTGTTAAGATTATCCGCTTCACCTGCTTTTCTTTCAAGTAATTTGTCTGGACGTAATCTTTCTAAACGAGCCATAAGCTCCTCAACCAATTTAGATTTCTCATCTTTTGCTTCAGTGATTAAAGATTGGTAATCCAATTTAACGGCATTATCAGGAACTTGAATATCACCTGAAAATTTACCCCAAATTCTTCCTAAACCTTCTTTTGAATATGCAATAAGATATTTTCTAACCCAGTTTTGTGATGGGCTATTTAATTTATCCCAAGATAATGTATCAGTCATAACATCAGATGGTAATTTAATTACATCTTGGTTAGCTTTTAAACAACTATCTCTATCCATTGTATCATAATACCAATACCAAACTCTTTGGTTATTGTTTTGTGTTGAACCAAAATCATATCTACCACCTGGAACATTTAATAAGTGAATCAATTTTTTACCTTCAGGACCTGCTGTGATTCTATATGTTAAATCACCACCAATCATACGGTTTTTTAAGTTTCTATCACCCATTCTTAATAAAAGATCATATGCAGGAAGCATAAAGTAAGAACCTGATGTTCCAACTTGAGCAAAACCACCCACACCACCAAATCCAACACCACCAAGACCACCAAATCCACCCAAGAAAGGGTCAACAATTGAATCTGTTAATGTCGCGCGTGTAAACCATAATAATTCGTTAATTTCACGACCAGCAGGAATTTCATAAACTTGCTGATTATTAACCAAATCGAAATAATCCTTTTTAAGTTCCCAATCACCACCCGCTTGTAAACCCACAATTTTAGAATATGAGTATGTAAATTGGGTTTCATAATCTAAGCTTCTAGTTGTAAATGCTCTAGATAATGATTGAGTATCAACGTTAAGTCCCGCTAATGAGGACCATTGTGATTCAATTAACCAATCATTTACGTATTGTTCATATTCTGACAAAGAAAGCTCTAGGAATGTATCCATTTGCTCTTCAGTCAATTCAATGCCTCTAACAGGCATACCCAAAAGGTGAAATACCTGGGTATATAATTTGTCTCTATCTGTTGGTGAAATTATTTCGCTCATATTTGATAAATATTTGATTTTTTCTTATATTTGATTATATGAACAAACCATTATTAGAACTTTTTGAGTTAGGCGGTAAAAATAACTTTGAATTCAGGTATAAAAACACTGAAACCTTAGAAAACGTGGCTACCTTAGATACGGATAATAGAATTATCACAGTATCCATCGGTGATCCAACAGATGAGGTTTTAGATGTTATTTTAAATGATTTGAAAAGGGATTTACAAAAGTTCCTTGATCAGGTCACTACTAAATGATTGTGAATATTCTCCGTCACCCATAACTTGATCAATATTATTCTTCTTCTTTTGAAGGATGTTATAGATTATTCTTTCTACCGTATTATCAAATATTGGGTAATAAACAAGAACACCTTTAGTTTGACCATATCTATAAGCTCTATCTTCTGCTTGTGAATGATCAGCAGGAACAAACGATAAATCATTCATTATAACAACTTCTGCAGCAGTCAATGTTAAACCAACACCTGCAGCTTTAATGTTACCTATGAATATTTTAATCTTATCTTCTTTTTGGAACCTATCAACCGATTCTTGCCTCCTATCTTTAGACATACGACCATCGACTACAACAGAATTCTTTTTATATTTTTCATGTAACATATCCAAAGTCATTGTAAAATTCGTAAACACAATAACTTTTTTTCCTTGGTCAATACATCGATCAATCAATTCACAGGTATATGATATTTTTTCATATGAAATTAATTGACGAACTTTCATTAAACGATTTAACGTAACAGATATTGTTTCGTTTTCCTTATTCTCTTTACTAATTCTTGTAAATTCTTCCAATTCTTCATCATACATTTTACTAGTTAATTCAACAAAGATTGGGGTAATAATTTTTTCGGGTAAATCTAAAATATCCGTTTTCATTCTACGAAGCACAACATTCTTAGTTCTCTCACGTAATTCATCTAAATTACTTGCTCCGCTTGTATTCCATACTTTTCTATTACCAACACTAAATTGAAATCCTTTACAATATCTACGTACATAAGATTGCCAATTCAATGTTAAAGGTGAATCCACAATTTTTAATAAATTAAAATAATTGATTGGTCTTGATGTCATTGGTGTACCGGTTAATAACCACACTTTAGGTATTTGTTCTAAAACATCATTTAATAAACGTGTTCTATTTGCTGTGTTATTTGAAATATAATGTGCTTCATCCACAATAGCTAAATCAAATCCCGCGTTTACTAATAATTTATAATCGTCACTATCTTCTGATTTATCAGTTGTATGATAATTTTTAATAATATCATAATTGATAATGTAAAAATCGAACGTAGAACCCCATTTACGACCTTCAATTATCAAAACACGTCTATCTGTGTAATTCTTAATTTCACGCTCCCAATTGATCTTTAATGATGCAGGACACACAATTAAAACCTTTTTAGCTCCGCTTTCTAAAGAAGCTATGACTGCCGACGTCGTCTTACCCAATCCCATATCATCAGCAAGAATAAACTTATCATTTGCTAGTAATTTTTCAATCGCTATTTTTTGATGATCCAATGGTGGTCTAGAATTATATGGTGTATAATCAATAACTCTATTTAATTTTTTTTCCGGTTGAACAATAGCTGCTTTAGGTAACCAAAATGCATTCATTTGCTCCGATTCAAAATATCTACCCCAAATATGGTAAGCTTTATCAGATTCACATAATAGCTTTTCGCACCAAATTTGTTCCAATGGTTTAACTAACAAGCGTTCTTCCATTATTTTTTCAGCAAATGTGTTAACAATTTTAATGTACTTTTTAGCCACTTTTGGTGTAACATCTTTATATTTTAAAACATACTCCGCCTGTGGACGTGTAAGTTTAAAATTCTTAACGTCAATAAATTTTCTTTTAAATTCTAGTAAATAATTGTTACCTCCTTCATAGGTTTCCAATATTTCTCTTGCTTCAATTTCTGGTATCATCTTAAATATTAGTATAATATAAGTAATTAGAATAAAAAACTAAACTATTTATTACAATATGGCCAAATTACCTATAACTAGAATTTCCAAATTTTTCGGACAAGACGACTTCGATTTGAACATACAAATTGGGTCAGAATACATGTTGGGTGACCTTAACATGAAACTTGTTTTATATCGAGTTGATAGAAGTAAAACTGAAAATGACAGTGTTTATGCTGAAGTGGGTGCTGATGAAATTAGATATTTTCCACCCGTTGAGTTTAATGCTATTGTAAAAGTGGACGCACCAAGTAACAAATCATATAAAAATGGTTTAATGCGTTACAATGAACCAGGAAATTTAACATTGCAGGTTTATCTAAAACAACTAGAGGATTTGAAGATAGATATTAGATATGGTGACTTTATTGGTTATCCTGAAACAGAAGATAGAACTAGATATTATACCGTAATAAACGATGGTAAGGTGGTTACAGATAACAAACACAATATGTGGGGCTATAAACCATTTTACAGAACAATAACTTGTGCAATTGCTCAAGAGGGTGAATTTAGAGGAATTTAAGCTATGCCAATACCTAAAAGAAAAAATAATATTCAAATATATCATGAAAAGGAACTTACAGCTAGACGCCAAGAGTTACTTGATGATATAACAAAAAACGATACCTATTTACCAGATTCCATATTACATGACGATCTTGATAAAGGTATGCTTGATTATGTAAAGAAAAACTTTGTTATTGTTTCCGATGGTAAAACAGTTCCTGTTGTTGATAAGATATTAACTGTCCAAAGATGGGGCGAATTTTCAAACAATTGGGAATTTGCTGATGATGATGGTAATACACAACTACCTTTTATTGTAACAATTAGAAAACCGGATGTTCAACCAGGTACAAATCCTTCCATACAAAGAACTGTTCCTGACAGACACCAATTCTTTTATTCTTCAGTACCAACTTGGAATGGAACTCAAATGGGTGCCGATATATACAAAATTCCGCAACCAGTTCCTGTTGACATTACTTTTGAGGTAACGATTGTGTGTAATAAATTTAGAGATCTTAATAGATTTAATAAAATTGTTCTTCAAAGGTTTGCGTCTAGACAAGATTATACACAAGTTAAAGGTCATTATATTCCTATAATTCTCGATAGAATTGAAGATAATACACCAATGGATACATTGGACGGTCGTAGATTCTATATCCAAAATTATACTTTCATCATGCTTGGTTTTTTAATTGATAGCGATGAATTTGAGGTAAAACCTGCTATTAGTAGATTTTTCTTGATGAATGAGTTTATAAAAGGAAACAATTACACAAAACACTATACTAACAAATATATCAACATTACAGTTGTTAATTTTATTGCGGATGGTACACAAACTATCTTTAGTGTTGGTGAACCTATCGGTACTTTATTTAGTGTTGCAATAAATGGTTTATTACAAGAAAGAAACGTAGATTATTATTTTATACCATTTTCACCTAGAATAACTTTTGACAGCCCGCCATTAGAAGGTAGTGTTGTAACAATTACATATTACAAGGGTCAAACTAAGATGCTTGTTGATAATTTTGGTACACTTGTAAACACAACAACTGAAAATTATATATTTGAAGGTAATTTAACCTTCCATGTAAATCAAATTATAAACAGTGTTGTTACATTTGATATCAATGGTCTTGTTGAAGATGAAGGTAGAGGCTATATGATAACTGGCCCACAAGACATTACTTTGACAGGTGCACCAGGTTTAGGATCAAAAATTGGTATTACTTATTTGTATTAAGATTCACCATATATATCCTTTTTTTTCGGTTTACAAAATTCTTCTATAAATTTTTCTAAAACTTTGTAGATTTTTAATCCATTTTTATCACAATGGTTTTTTAACATTTCATGGTGCTTAGCGCCAATTTTTACATTTTTCTGTTCGTTTTTCATGGTAAAAGATATTAAAAGATAAATAACTATCTTTTTAAGAAAAACCCCGAAATCTTTGATAAAAACAAAGATATTTATAAGATAAGTAATAAAAAAAATTAATTAAACATTTTAAATGGCAACTCAAAACAAAGTATTCGTCTCTCCAGGTGTTTACACATCTGAATTAGACTTAACATTCGTAGCACAAAGTGTCGGAGTTACAACATTGGGAGTAGTTGGTGAAACTTTACAAGGACCAGCTTTCGAACCAATTTTAGTAAGTAATTACGATGAATATAAAACATATTTTGGTGCAACTTCACCTGAAAAAGATGGTGCCGGTAATCCAAAGTATGAATTACCTTATGTAGCAAAATCTTATTTGCAACAATCAAATCAATTATTTGTAACAAGAGTATTAGGTTTGACAGGTTATAAAGCAGGTAAAACATATGCAATTAAAACAATCGCAACATCAGGTAACACTGGTTTTGATGGTATTGTTGTAGCTTCTTTCAGATCAAGAGGATTTTATAGCGGTCAAACATTAACTTTTGAAGTAACAGGTAACACACAATTTGCAATTGCAACAGGTACAACTTTACAAAGTAATCCTTTAGCTGAATTTGACATTCATGTTACTGGTAAAACAGGTGGTTCTAAAGTATTCACATGTACTATGGATCAAACTTCAAGCAAATACATCACTAAAGTGTTGGGTACTGGAGTTTATGATATGAACCATGCAGATTTTCCAATTTATGTAAATGAAGCTTATCCTAATTTATTATTATCATTATATCGTCAAGGTTATATATCAGGTTTAAGTATTAACGAAGTTGTTAATAGTGAAGGTGATAATTTCTTAAATCAATGGGATACGACGTCTTCACCAATGGTGGTTTCTGAAGTACGTGGTGGTAAAGTACAAGATTTATTCAACGTTATTTCTATAGCTGATGGTGATGCAGCAAACAAACAAATTAAAATTACTATTCAAAACATTGATGTGAACACAGGTGAATTTGATTTAGTAGTTCGTGATTTCTATGATACTGATGATAATATTGTAATATTAGAAAGATTTTCAAGATGTTCTATGAACCCTGATGTTCCTGGATATATTGCAGTTAAAGTTGGTACTTCAGATGGTGAATACACATTAAATTCTAAATACATCATGTTGAATATGGCTTTAAATGCTCCAACTGATGCTATTCCTTCAGGTTTCAAAGGTTTTAATGTAAGTGATATTGGACATAAAGTAGGTTCAGTAGTTTACAAAACATCATATTTTAATGCAGGTGAAACAATTTATGTTGATCCAGTAACTATGGAAGATGTAACATCAAATGGTGATAAAGTAAGAAAAGTTATGCTTGGTTTATCAACTCAAGATACATTCAAATATGATGCTGATTTATTCAAATACAAAGGTAACTCAACAACAGTTACACCAGGTTTCCACTTATCTACAAATGCTAGTTCAATTACAGGTGATACAGAAACTGGTTATGCATTCTATACAACATCATATGATTTAGAAGGACAAACAGGTGATTCTACAAGTAACCCATTATTGAATATTAACTACCGTAAATTCACATTTACAGTAGCAGGTGGTTTTGATGGTTGGGATATCTACAGAAATGTAAAAACTAATACTGATCAATACATTTATGGTAAGAGTACATATGTTTCAGGTACAACAGTTGGTGTATTTAATTCTGATGTTCCTAATTCTGATTATTATGCTTACTTAAAAGGTATTCAAACATTTGCTAATCCTGAAGCAGTAAACATTAACTTATTTGCTACACCAGGTTTAGATTTCTTAAACAATAGTTCATTAGTTTCTCAAGCAATTGATATGATTGAAAATGAAAGAGCAGATTCATTATACATCATTGGTGCTCCAAACGAAATGGATGCTCAATCAGCTGTTGATGATTTAGATACTGCTTCTATTGATAGTAACTATTCTGCAACATACTGGCCTTGGATTCAAGTAAGAGATACTGACAATGCAACTCAATTGTATATTCCACCAACAGGTGAAGTATGTAAGAACATTGCATTAACAGATAATGTAGCTTATCCATGGTTTGCTCCTGCAGGTTATTCTAGAGGTTTAGTAAATGCTATTAAAGCTCAAAAGAAATTAACTTTAGACGATAGAGATTTATTATATAAAAATAGAATTAACCCAATTGCAACTTTCTCTGATACAGGTACAATCATTTGGGGTAACAAAACACTTCAAGTTAAAGAATCTGCATTGGATAGAATTAACGTAAGAAGATTGTTATTACAAGCTAGAAAGTTAATTTCTGCTGTAGCTGTAAGATTGTTATTTGAACAAAATGATGATCAAGTTAGACAAGAATTCTTAAGATTAGTAAATCCAATTTTGGATTCAATTAAGAAAGAAAGAGGTTTGTATGACTTTAAAGTAACAGTATCTAGCGATCCTGCTGATATTGATGCAAACACAATGAGAGGTAAAATATACGTTAAACCTACAAGAGCATTAGAATTCATTGATTTGGAATTCGTAATCACTCCAACAGGTGCTTCATTCGAAAATATCTAATCTAAAAGGAGATATATTAAAAGGAAAAGGGCTGAGAAATCAGTCCTTTTTTTATTATTGTTCCACGTGGAAACACTACATTATGTTAAATAGGTTATTCTATTAAGTAATAGATATAGTATGGGCTTCTACGAATAGTAGATTTTTATTATATTTTATTGGTTTATTTTTAATTATTTAGATATTTTGTAGTATATAGTATTTATTATAGAAGTAATTAAATGATTTTAGTGTCTGTAAAAAACTACGAAAAAAAAATGACAAAAACAAGTAGTTGGGGATAAAAAAAATTATTTACAATACTGATATATTTATAAGAAGATAAATAATTAAAACACAAACAACACAATATGGCAGATTTACTAATGAAAATGCCGGTTCCATATGAACCAAAAAGGGTCAACAGATTTATATTCCGTTTCCCATCTTCTCTAGGAATTAACGAATGGTACGTAAGTGCTGGTGCTAGACCTAGTGTTAAAATCAACTCAACTCCAATTCCTTTTTTAAATACATCAACTTATGTAGCTGGTAGATTTGAATGGCAAGAAATGAGAATAACTTTCAGAGACCCAATTGGTCCTTCAGCTTCTCAAGCTTTAATGGAATGGTTCCGTTTACATGCTGAATCAGTTACAGGTAGAATGGGATATGCAGCAGGTTACAAAAAAGACATTGAGTTAGAAATGCTTGATCCAACAGGTGTGGTTGTTGAAAAATGGATTATCCAAGGTGCTTGGATTACTGATTTGAACTTCCAAGAGTTAGATTACAGTAGAGAAGATTTAGCAACTATCCAATGTACTTTAAGAATGGATAGATGTATTCAAGTTTACTAATATTATAATTTTTATTCATATAAACCGATATTCTTTGAAAGGAGTATCGGTTTTTTTATTTAAATTCTTTACTTTCTCGTAGTTATAGTATAAACTTATACTATGGAAGAATATAGAATAGACCCCACAATAGCTTACGACGTTGTTGAATTACCTTCAAGAGGAATTATGTACACAAGTAAGAAGAAATCATTGAAAATAGCCTATTTAACGGCATCAGATGAGAATATATTATCATCACCAAATCTTATTCAAACAAGTGAAATTGTTACAGAATTACTTAAAAGAAAAATTCTTGATAAGGATATTACTGTTGATGAATTATTGGAAGAAGATAAACAAGCAATTTTAATATTTTTAAGAAATACTGCTTTTGGTACTGAATACAAAGTAACCCTAAGTGATCCTAAAGATGATAAAGAATTTGAAGCTACAATTGACTTAAGTTCTTTAACATATAAAGATTTTACATTGGTTGCCGACCCAAATGGTGATTATCCATATACGATGGAAAAATCTAATGTTGAAATAACCTTCAATTTCTTAACCCAAAAACAAGAAAGAGAATTGGAAGAAATTCAAAGAAGTTGGAATGGTATTGGTGTTGCACCAATTGTTACCAAAAGACTTGAATTCATGATTAAATCTGTTGCGGGTAATAAAGACCCTATGAATCTTAGAAATTTCATTGAAAAGATGCCAATTAAAGATTCACAAGATTTTAGAAAATACGTTAGAGATAATAAACCAGGTGTCGATTTGACACAAAAAGTAATCGCCCCATCAGGAGAAGAAGTCAATTTCACAATTGGTTTTGGGGTGGAATTTTTTCGCCCTTTCTACGGATTATAAGAAAACACAGCTTACAGAAATTCTTTTCCTTGTTAAAAGAGGTTTCTCTTATGGGGACATTTTATCAATGCCAATCTATATTAGAAGGTATTATGTAAACTACCTAATTGAGATAGAAAATGAGAAATAATCTATTTATTAGGATATGAGTAAATTTGACGATATTGTTGGTAGAAAAAACAAAGTCGACAGTGATGTTGTTAGTGAATGGTATAAAAGTAAAAACATTGACCCCTTAAAGGACAAAACCGACTACACTGCAGTTATAAATAGAGATTTTAACACCATAAAACATGGTGCAACCTATAATTCAAATAGTGGTGGTAGCAACAATAGTAGTCCAAATCAATTTCAAAAAATTGGTGGTGGTATATTAGGTATGTCAGCTGATTTATTTGCTGCAGGTGAAACAACAACATTACAAGGTTTAGATGCTGATAAAGTAAAAGTACAAGATTTAAAAGATTTAATATTAGATAGTAATAATAACATAAAAAATACTGGTGATATTGTTTCTGGTATTTTGAAAACAGCTGTTAATGGAATTGGAAATTATTATAAACAACAAGCTGGTTTATTAAATGATATCAACAAAGCAGGTGGGTTAACGGGTCAAATTTCAGAAGATTACAGAAAAACATTAACAGATACAAATGTTGAATTATTAAAATATGGTATCCATTTCGATGAGTTAGGTAGAGCTGCAACAGATATTTTACAAAAATCTGGAAGGTTTTTAATTTTTAACCAAGAATCATTTACGGAATTTGCAAAAACAGGACAAGCTTACATGGGTAGTTTGGAAGCTTTCACAAATCTTATTCCTGAATTTGAAAAAGTTGGTTATGGCGCAGTATCAGCTTCAAGAGAAATTGGTATTATAGGTCAAAGAACATTAAGTTTAGGTTTAAATACACAAAAGGTAACACAAGAGGTTGGTGCAAATCTTAGTAAATTAAATTCATATGGATTTAAAGATGGTATACAAGGATTAGGTGAAATGGTTCGTAAATCAATTGAATTTAGAAGTTCATTACAAGGTGTTTTAGATATTGCAGATAAAGTTATGGACCCACAAGGTGCATTAGAATTTTCTGCTAAACTACAAGTAATTGGTGGTGCTATAGGTGACTTTGGTGATCCACTTAAGTTGATGTATATGGCTACAAATAATGTTGAAGGTTTACAAGAAGCATTTATTAAAGCAGCGGGTTCTTTGGCAACATATAATGCTCAACAAGGTAAATTTGAAATCAATTCTCTTAACATAAGAAGAGTTAGAGACATGGCTAAAGAAACGGGTATGAGTGTTGATGATTTAACAAAATCCGCAATTGCATTCCAAGAAAGATCTAAAGCAAAAACAGATTTACTTGGTTTAGGTTCAGGTGTTAATAAAGACCAAAAGGAATTTTTAACTAACCTAGCTAGAATGGAAGGTGGTAAAATGACCATTGATTTAACTGGTACTAAATTACAAGATCAATTAATTCAAGGTAATAAAATTGCATTATCTGATTTAAGTAATAATCCTGAAATTTTAAAAGTATTATTAAATAATCAGGAACAATTAAAAGATATGTCACCACAAGATATAATTAAAAATCAAGCGACTAATGTTCAACAAATTATGAGATATGTTGAATTTTTAGCTGCAAATGCTAGATTACAAGGTGGTAAAGGCGTCTCTGAAATTGCTAATTTATTTGGAATTAATAATTCACTTGCAAATAAAATAACTGAAAGTTTAAAAAATATGGGTGAAGACTCTAAAGGTACAGCGGATAGAGTTATGAACTTAATTACTGGACATGGAATTGACGGTAAAAAAACAACAGGAGTTAAACCAAAATCGGTAAATTCTGGAACAAATCAACAAACATTAACTAATAGCATGAACGGCGGTAATAATACTACTGCACAAAACAATAATACAAATAATGGTACTCAACAAATTGAACATACTGTTAATATAAAGGTTCCAGCATTATTAGATGATATGGGAAGAGGCATTGCAAAAGATTCAAGTTTCTTAACTAATTTAACTTCAAGAAACGCTAGATTATACACTAATAACGCAATAAAAACTAATTAATTCTATTTATAGATAATGCCAGCATATTTAGATTTTGATACAACAAACAATTTTAGAAAGTTCATTCTTTCTAAAACATTAAAACCAGCTAATGGACCTATTGAGTTCACTAGTTCAAATTATGGTGTACAAAATTTAAGTGATTTTGCTAACGTAGCACAACCTGCTATCGATGCAAATGTTCCAAATGAATTAACACAAACATCAAACGTAAATGTTTATAAACCAACAGATTTTGAAACATATACAGATTTAGGTAATTTACCTAGAAGAGCAAATTTACAATTATATCCATATTTTGTTAGTTCTGATAATACATTAGTTAGTATAATGACTAATAATAATTTTAGTACTGAATCTGAGTTATTTAAATTTGCTGCATCATATATTAAAGACACAACAAAAAAAGGTCCAGTATATGCTAGAATCGCACAAAATATAGAAAAAACAACTAATGGTAGAAATAGATTATTAGATGCGTTAAATGGTAATACAGCCACAGCATTGAATTTAATTACAGGAAGAGAACCTTTAGTTGAAAGAAATTATAGTGTAACTGTTAGCCCATCAAATCGTTCAGGTGTACCAAAAAATTTTTTAGATGCTATTACAGCAGAAAGTTCACCAATCAGTATTATTCCTGGAAATTACTTAACAAATCCAAATGACATATTAAGTAATAATCCTCAAAACCCATTACAACTTGGAACCATTTTAAATGATGCTACAGGTGTAATTGCTTCTATGATTGGTATAAATGGTAAACCAAAAATTAGTCCAAGACCATCTGATGTTTTAATAAACTATATGGGTGATGGTCAAAAAAGTATATTATTTGATTTAATTGGTCGTTCAAAATATTCACCAAACTATACTGTAGTTTCACAAATTGAAAATACATTATTTAACACATTAAACATAAATAACTTTTTACAAATACCTGGAACAACATATATTGGTGATGATAGATATGATGATGTAAAATATGCTATGGGTGACTTTTGGGATAACCAAATAAGAAGTCCATATTATTTAGCAAAAGCATTTGATGATGTAACAGCTGATATTGATCATACAGGTAAAGAATTAGTATGGGTTAGTAAGAATACAAAAAATAATACAGCAGGTTTATCATATGATACTAGAAATGTTATATCAACAGGTGTTACATTTAGGCCAGATTCACTTTTAGGTAAGACGCAATTTATATTAAACACTAAACCATCTAATAATGGTGAAGCGGCATCGCATGTTTCACAAGTAATTGACCAAACGTCAAGATTTTTTGTTGATGGCGGTGTGAAAATTTCAAAAGGTTCTGCAGTTAAAACATTGGTTGATAAAAATACTAATCCTGTTGGCGCAGAATTTGGAAGAGTTTGGACAAAGGCAGGAACATATGGTACATATACAAACACCATGAGACAAGGATCAAATGTTAGAAAATTTGATGGTAGTGTTTTAGGTGGTAATAGTAGAGTTTGGAATTTGAACTATGCCCCAATGTCAAATGGACAAAATGATAATGGTATAACAGGTGGAAGTTCATTTGCTAATTCAACAAATATTAAAGATGGTCAAGCAAAGAAATATATGTTTTCAATCGAAAACCTTGCTTGGAAAACATCTACATTAGCTGGTTTCACAGTACAAGATTTACCAATTTGCGAAAGAGGTCCAAATGGTGGTCGTGTTATGTGGTTTCCACCATACGACTTAAAAGTTTCAGAACAAAATCAGGCTAGATGGGAAAGTAATGCTTTCTTAGGAAGACCTGAACCAATATATACATATCAAAATACTGAAAGAAGTGGTCAATTATCATTTAAGGTAGTTGTTGATCATCCAAGTGTATTGAATTTATTAATTAGAGAGCATTTTAAAAATATGGATGATGTAACTGCTGAAGAACATATAAATGCTTTTTTTGCTGGTACAGAAAACTTTGATTTTTATAATTTAATACAAACATATACCGTATTAGATAAAACTGATATTGATACTTTATTACAATATCTTAATGCAAATAAAAATCCAGATTCAGTTGCGCAAAACAAATATCTGAGTGTACCTGTAGTAAAAGAAAATAAATCTAACACAGATACAAATGCAACAACATCTGTTTCTTATAGTGGAACGTTTTATTTTCCTAATGCGGTACCAGGAACATTTGGTTCATCTGTAACAACAACACAAGATTCTTATTCATCAGTTTATAGTTCTTATAGTGGTGTTTCTTCATCTTATAAAACGGCATTACAAACAGATTTGTCTATTGTTTCAACAGGAACAACTGCAGCAAATATAAGTGATAGAAATTCTGTATTTGGTACTAAAACAATTGATATTACAAAAATAAGTGATATTGTAAATAAGAAACTTTCAGATGTTGATACAATATTTTCTGGTTTAACAAATGATTACAATAAATTTATAACTGAAATAGCTTCCTTAAAAGAACTAATAAAAATAAATAAAGTTAAAAATGGTGTATTTCATGTTACAACAACATGTACACCTGCAGGTGAAACAGGTGCAAATTTTTATTTAGGAGTAAGAAGAGCATATAGTATTGTTTATGAATTTTTAAAACAAATTTCTAGTGATGGAACTGTTAAAGGTGTAAAATGGAAAAATGCAAATGATTTAAAAGCGTTAACACAAACAGGAACACCAACATATACAACAACATATACATTTAAAGAATTAGGTTACGAAAATAACCCTGATAGTATCACAATTACTTGGGATACATATGGCGAAAAAACGCCAACAACAACAGGTTGTAATGTTAGTTTTTCACATACTGCAAATGGTGGCGATTTAAATTTACACGCACCAATTGCAATTTCATGTAGACAAGGTGAATTAAAATTAACATATGATAAACTAAATGATCAATCAGCTCCTAAACCTGATGGTTCACCAACAACATTAAAAGTTACAGCTGATGATACACCACCAATCAAAAAACCAAAACCAAGTTTAGATACATTAAAAAGAATTGTAATGAAAACATTGGGTGAATGTTATTACTTTAAAAAACTTGAAGATACGGACCCATTTGTATTTGATACAATTACTAAAAAATTAAAATATTTTCACCCAGCGTTTCACTCTACAACACCAGAAGGTTTGAATAGTAGATTGACATTCTTACTTCAATGTGTAAGACCTGGTGATACAATACCAATTAAGAGTTCAGAAGATACTCAAGGAATAAATGCAAGAAATACTACATTTGGTCCACCACCAATTTGTGTGCTAAGAATTGGTGATTTTTACCACTCTAAAATTATTATTAGAGACGTAAATATTACATATGAAAATGCTACATGGGATTTAAACCCAGAAGGTATTGGTGTTCAACCAATGCTTGCTGATGTAACAATGCAAATTTCATTCATCGGTGGTCAAGGTTTAGAAAAACCTGTAGAAAGATTACAAAATGCTTTATCATCTAATTTCTTTGCTAATACTGAAATGTACGATCCTAGATCGGAAAATACCGCAACATCAATAAGCGGTATGACAACAGCTGAGTTCACGCAAAAATTCATTGATGAGATGATGAAAAAACCTGAGCTACAATTAGCAAAAGATACACAAGTACCGGGAACATTAACTGAAGGTACAACAATTGGGAAAACAGTAGGACAGACAATAGATTATGCGCCATTAATTGATACTTTATTTAAAAATACTAATATATACGCAAAAACATATAAATCAGTATACGATAGTTTAGTAAAAACATTTGGTTTTAAAATACCAACAATAGTATTTTCATCAAATTACAGACCTTTGAATGGTTATGATGTTTTAACTACATCATCTACTTCTCAAACAATTGGTTTACTTGGGTTATACAATCCATCTTTAGATTTATCTACATTAGTTTCAAAAGTAAGAGATGTTTTACATGATAGCGTTGATAATACTAATATGTTAACAGATATTTTTAAGGTAATTGATCGTGATGATCAAGCAGCAACAGATTTAGAAAATATATTTAAGCCAATTATTAAGAATGCTCTTGATACAAAGATGAATTCAATTTTATCAAATAAAAATTTAAAAGACTTAGAAGCTAAAAGAAACGATATCATAAGTAATTTAGATAATTTAAATTATATACAAAAGTTTTCTAGCGGTTCAACAGCATACGATGCATATATCACAGGAACAACATATTATGAGGTTGCAATAGATGGTTTTGATGCTACTAATTTTTATGTAAATTATGCTAATGATGTAAATTATTTAGGTGGTTTAAATAATTTATTTAATACTAATTTGGACACAAGTATTGATTGGAGTAATGTGAGCACATTAACACCACAAATAATACTTGAAATCATACCTTATATATTGAAAGATAGTATAAATGATATGATAACAGAATTTAAAAAGGATGGCTTATCTGAAGTTGGTAATAGTAATGGTACACCTTATAGTGAAGTTTTAAAAATAAATTTTAATTCTAATGCACCTAAAGAAATTACTGATACAAAAGTAACTTTAGTTGAACCACCAGTTAGATCAAGCACTAGTAGCATATCATATAATGCGGCTACACCTAATCTTATAGATGTTACTGATCCATTAGGTAAGAAACCAATATTGAACATATTATTTGTGGATAAAAATAACGGACCAACCAACAGTAAATTAAACTACTATAAAGTTAAAAAATAATGAGTAGAAATTATTTAGATAGATATCAATATTTTGAAGTGGATGGTTCATTTAGAATTGTCCCAGGACTTGACATTCCTATTAAAGGAACTGATAGATATGTTTATTATAAAAAAGGAACATCTAGATTGGATAAAGTTTCACAGGACAATTATGGTTCACCATTATTTGGTTGGCTAATATTACAAGCAAATCCATCTGCAGGTAGCATTGAATTTTTAATTCCGGATAATTACCTATTAAGAGTACCATATCCTTTGGTTACGTCTTTACAAGATTACAAAAATCAAATAGATTTGTATAAATTATATTATGGCGAACAATAACATTGATAACAATGAGAATATTTTAGTTAAAGTAGATCAAAATAACATCATTTTTATTGATCCCAATAGCGTTGTTTCTAATGGTGAAGTAAAACCAAGAAATGTCAGACAAGAAGAATTAGTTATATATGTAAATCTTGAAGCTGATTTGGTACCAAGAACTACATTATTACAACCGGATGTTACACCAAATTCACCTACATTAGTATCAATTGCAAGTAATACAATGAGCTTTTTAAAAAATGGTTCTGGTAAGGATTACGATACAATGTGGTCTGAGGCGTTTACACCAAGTGGAGTAAAAAACGCCACAACACTAAATACAACATTATTTACGGATAGTAGTGGTCAATCATTTGGTATTGATAGTGTTAATATCAATATTAAAGGAACAAACTTTGTACCATCAATCAATATTAACTTTATTGATGTTAGAGGTAAAACATTATTTGAATCACCGCACAACTCACCTTATTCAGCTTTCTTCCATTTACCTTGGCCTATATTTTATTTAACAGTAAAAGGTCAATATGGTAAAGCAATTAAATTTAGATTACACTTGGTTGACCTATCAACAAAGTACAATGAATCTAATGGTAACTTTGAAGTAGCAACAACATTTGTTGGTTCAACATACGCTTATTTAAATGACATACCTTTTAATGGTGTTTTAAATGCTGCGTATATGTATCCAATTGAAATTACAAAACCAGGTAACACAAATACAAATACAAATAATACTAATCAAACTAGTTATAAAACAACGAAAGGATATCAAATATTAAACGGTGTTTATAAAGAATATATTAGCAAAGGATTATTACCTGAAAATTTCCCTACGATAACAGTAAGAGAATTAATAACAAAAGCAAAAGGATTAGATGGTAGATTAGAAAAAGCAATTTTTGATGAATCATTTGATCCAAAATTGTTTTCATCAATTAAAGAATATTCTGGATATCTAGACGATTTTGAACAAGGCATTCGTGGGTGGTCATTAAATCATTTATTGAATACTGTTTTATTTACTGATAATTCAAATCCAACCAATCCAATTGATTATTTTGCATTATCAGGCCAAAATAAAAATGATTTATCAACTGTAACCGGTGCAACAACAACTACAACATTAGAATGGATTTTAACAACATATACTAAAACATTACAAAAATCGGCTTTAACTACACAAAATTTTATTAAAAATGATAAGTTAAAAGATTTTAAATTTAATATTGTTAATAAGATACAGGACGTTGGTAATTACATTAAAAAAGACACAAACGGCACATCAAATTTTGGAATAGCGATACACCAAATATTGAAAGATTTTTATGATATGTATAATCAATTTATTATACAAAAAAATAAATTTGAGAAAAAAACACAAGACTTAATAAATGAAATAGTAAGTCGTCCCGAAAATGGTATTGGTTTTGACCCAACATTAAGAAACATGATGGGTGTTTTATTAGCCAATGCAGATGTTTATATTAGATTATTAAAAGATGTTCACCAAAGAGCATTTAATGTGGCGGACGAAAGAAACCAAATACTTAAAGGATTTAGTAAAGAATCTACTGATAATAAAAATATATATCCTTGGCCAGATATTAAGAAACAAACAGCCAATAGTCAAAACGTTGTTGTTTATCCAGGTAATCCAGATATGATTACTAAACTTAAATCAGATGACTCAAGATTATGGCCTGAAGTTGAATTCGTAGAAACATATCAAGCGATATCAACTAAAAGAGTTGATCCATTAGCAAATAAAGAAGGCGGTGTTAATAAGATAGATTATTTATTTGAAAAAAATGGTGATGCTGTAAATACTAATAGTGTAAGCACATTTTCCAAAGTTTCAGTTGTAAGCCCGTATATCGAAAAATCATTAAGTTCAATTCTTTATGAGATTATTGAAAGAATGAGATATATTACGTTATATGATACATTCACAAATTCAACATTGGTACAATTAGCTGATCTTGAATTTAACAATATTAAGGTTAAAACGATTAATGATATTGATATTGTTAATTCGTTATTGAATATTGCAAATCCAACAAATATTGATACCGCAAATGGTATTACAAATGCTGTATCTAAATTTTTAGTATCATTACAAAAATTTTCACCATATCAAAGGTATCCTTATTATGTTGATGATTTACCAACAGTACCATATATTCAAGATATAGTTAGTAAACCATATAGCATATCTCAATATGATACTAGTACAGCAAAACCACAAAATGCAACAGATACAACATATAGTGAATTAACAAAAAATTTACTTAACTATACCGTAGAGGAATATAGACATTATATATATCCTTTTAATTCGCCTGAATATCTTTCATATTTAGGTGAAACAAATGTTGATAAATCTAATTTAAAATTGTTAAATTTCTATAATTTTAATTCAACACAAGGATATATAACAACACCTCTTAATATTCATTGGAACACATATTCAGCTAATGAATTATTTTTTAATGCTACAATTGATTTTGGTTCAAATAGTTCTGTGTATATTTTAAACACGCCATATTTTCATAAACAATTATTTTCTGATTTTAATAACAATGCTAAAACAGCAAAATATGCCGGTTCAGCTTATTTACTATTAACTTCAATGGGATTTATTGATTTAGATAATATTGTTTCAAATGATGAATTATTTGGTACAACTTTATTATCAACAATGATTAAAGAGGTTGGTGCAACACATGGTATTCCATATCATCTAATTTTGAAATGGGGTGCAATTTACCATAGATACAAGAACTACATATTAAATAATACTGATATATTATCAGGATTTTTAAATACTAGTAATGTAACACAAGGTATTGACGGTGAAACATATTTCTACAATGATAGAAATAGTGCAATATATAGTGGCGAAACAGGTGATCAAATATTCATTGATAATAACTATGTTTCATATGATGGTAACAATATTGGTATTCATCCATTCTATGATGATATATTCCATAGTGTTGTAAATGACTATGAATTATATTCATATAGTAATGGTTTTACATCATACGAAAGCAATATAACGAGTGGTGCAATCAATAATAGAAAAAGAAATAATAGAGGCGTAAATTACTGGACAAATTTTGTTGATGAATCCAAAATTGTTAGTACGAATGAATATTATACGTTATTACCTTGTGATGGTGCAAATTATCCTGAATCAAATTTATATGTAAATGATGCTGAACAAAATGCATTTAGAATAATTTGGGAAACAGGAAATACATTTAATGATGTGTATAGTGGTAAAACATTTGCATCGTATTATGAATATTGTAAAGACAGTACAGGTGATTTATTTGATGTAAATAAACATCAGTATAGAAAGATATTAGATTTGATTGGTACATTTACACCAGATGTATTAGAAGAATTTGAAAATTTATTTTTAGATTTTGCTAGCGAAAGAGCAACTTATGAAATACCAACCACACCATTAAATGGTAATTTGAAATATACTAATTTTCAAGATTTATTAAAGGCTATGGTTACGGTACCAAAGTCAAAAATAACTGCTACTACACCTGAAGCTATTATAACACAATTATCAACAAATCAAGCAACAATTTTATCTAACGTAGCGGGAGATATTTTAAGTAAAAATAATTATGTTAAATTAACATTAGCTAATCCTAAAAATTTAGATTTATATGTTCTTAAAGGATTTTTAGGTGTTAAAGATAATAGATTAAAATATAATCCATATATAAATAATAGCAATGCAAAATATATAACATTACATTTAGGCCAAGATATTGATGGTAACTATTTAAGATTTTTCCAATTATGTAATGTTGAATTAACTGAAGAAAACGTTTTACAATTCAGAGCATTAGCACAAATATTTGCAGGTGGTTACCAAGAAGGTTTATTCACAAATTTAAATACATTTAAAGCTTACTTATTAAATAATGTATTAAACTATAGTAAATCAGGAACATTTGGTACGTATTCAGGTATATTAAATCGACAAGATGTTTTTATGACTCAATTGGTTAAAAAGTTAAAAACATTAAATATTGTTGATGTAAAACCACAGGTAACATTCTACCCAGGTTACAATGAAGATCCATTAAAATTAGAAATGTATAGTCAATTCAAATCGTTTAACGATAAATGGATTGCAGGTAATTCAATAGGTCAAAGATTATTATTAGAAGAGTTTTTATTTTTAGATAAAGCTAATCAAGATATTGGTAACAGAGCATATATAAGTTTACAAAAAATAATGGATTTAGATGGTCCTGTGGATGATACAACATCTTTGTATAGTATAATTGGTACAATCATTGAAGGTTCAAATTTCTTATTTAGAGCGTTACCATCATATATTAATTTCTATGGAACAAATTATAATACCAAAAGTAAAAAGAATACTTCAGCTGATTTAGCTAAAAGTGTATTTGGTACTTTCTTAGAAGTTGATACACAAGAATCATCGCCTAAAATTATTTTACAATATGTTGGTCCAAGTTCTAAAACATTAGACTTAAGCGACATTCAAGAAAAAATGAAATTTAAGGATGATAGTGGTAATTTATTTACTTCACCAGGTAGTCCTTTATTGATTACAAATAGTACAATAATTGGTACAGGTGACTTGGCAAAAGCAAATAAGGTCGTTGCGTTTGAAGTTAATGTTGGTGATCAAGCACAAGGTATTTTTAAAGGTGTACAATTAGACCAAACAAGTTTAAAGAACACATATGCATCACAAGTAGTAAACGAAAATATAGGTCGTTCAGAATCTGGCGCAGGAGCATATCAAATTGACGTTGGATTATATGATATTTTTAGACAAGTATCGTATACATGTCATGTGTCTATGATGGGTAATATGATGATACAACCAACTATGTTCTTTTACTTAAAGAATATACCAATGTTTAGAGGATCATATTGGATTACGGAAGTTTCACATAATATAAAAAATGGTAATATTGAAACTTCATTTACGGGTGTAAGAATGCCATTTGCTGCTTTACCAGATCCAAAAGATACTTTCTTAACAGCATATAGAGCATTGTTTGATATGGTAACTGAAAGAGCATTAGCTAAAGTAAATTCAGCAAATACTAATATTGCTAGTGCAACAAATATTGCTAAACAAAATGAAAAAACATTAACAACTTCAAAAGGTGAATCTAAGACTATTGATATGGGTTCATCAAGTATAGCGCCTAAAGGAGTTAAAGAAAAATTATTATCAGATTCATTTAATCTTTATGGTATAGCATACAATGGTTACAAAGGTGAAAAGTATGTACAAAAAATACAAGTTAATGGACAAACTTACTTAAGAGCTGTTGCTTGTACGATGGGTGGTAAAAATAATAAATTAGATGATAAGTTACAATTTAACATATTAAGTAAATTAAACATACCAAATGCTTGGGGATTGTTAAAGAATACCAATCAATATTATTATACATCTAAATTTCAAATAGACGACACCCCATACAGATATTTAAATAATTTAAAAACAACTTTCTTAAACCCTAATAATGGAAATCCACCTGTAACAATAAACCACAATTTAGTTTCTTCATTTAGTGATATAAAAGGACCAATAGGTTCAGGACCAGGAGTTGATGGATATGGTGTAGCATTATCACCGGCTTTAATGTCAAAATTGGGATTATATGATGGACAAGTAGTCTATTTTAGTATATCCTAGGAATAATACACTATAACAAGATATTTATATAAAAAACCAAATATGGAAAATAATAGAATTAATAGTACCGTAGACCAATTTTTAGCTCCTAAACAGGTTAAAAGAACGTCAAACGATGGTATGGAAAGAGAAGAATGTGATTTAGTAACAGGTGAATGTTATGTTATCCGTTCCAAAGATGGTATCGTTGAAAGAATAAATAAAAAATACATTACCGAAGACGGTAGACAATTATTACAAGATTAATCATGTTAGAACAAAAATTACAAGAAGAATTAAATCGTTATAGATCCATAAACAAATATGGTAAAACGATGATAATGGAACAAGATGCTCCACCTGCACTAGCAGCAGGAGATGCGCCACCAACTGACATACCACCTGCACCAGGTGGAGATGTGCCACCACCAACAGACGCACCAGCACCAGATGCTGCACCTGCACCTGAAATGGATACAACTGAAGAAATTGATATTACGGATTTAGTTGATATGGTAAAAAGCGTTAAAAAAGGTCAAGAAGATAGCCAAAATAACAACTCAACAGTTGTTAGTAAAATGGATGATGTTTTTACCAAATTAAATGATTTAGAATCTAAGTTAGGTGAAATGAACCAAATTATATCTAAAATTGATGAATTGGGACAAAAGGTTCAAGAAATGAAACCTAAATCCCCTGAAGAAAAATTAGAAATGCGTTCATTAGATTCATACCCATTTAGTCAAAATCCTCAACAATTTTTCAATAGTAAATTACCTGAAATGCAAGCAGCTGGTAAGAACGAATATGTTTTAACTAAGAATGATGTACAGGATTATACAAATAATATGATTAAGGATACATTTAATCCTGCAAACGATACTCAAGATGAATATAAATACTAATGTAAATTTCTTATTAGGTTTAGCTTGTCAAGTTAAAATTATGCATTGGCAAACTAAAGGATATGCTAAACATAAAGCATTGGATGAAACTTTTGATGAATTATTAGATTTAACAGATACTTTTGTAGAAGAAGCTATGGGAAAATATGGTCGTTTTACTTTAGATGATGAAACAGATACTATTAAATTATTTAATGTAAATGATATTAATACTAAAATAATGATTAAAAAAGTGGTTGAAGCATTAAATCAATTCACCGAACAATTTGACGAAAAAGATACAAATTTGTTAAATGTGCGTGATGAAATTTTAGGTTTGTTCAACAAGCTAAGTTATCTACTTACATTGGAATAATTTATAATTTTTTTAAAATAATTAAGCCCGGATTTTTTTATCCGGGTTTTTTTTTGTATATTTTAATATCGAATTTTAAAAATTAAAAAATTATTATTATGAGTACATTTGATGCAGTACTTGCACAGTACGAAAAAAACAAAAACGCTGCAAGCAGCAACGCAAACAAGGTGTCTAGTGAAGACCGCCTAAAAAAGTATTTCACCACAGTATTACCTAAAGGTAGTAAGGGTGAAGAAAGAAGAATTAGAATTTTACCTACAAAAGATGGTTCTTCACCATTTACAGAGGTTTACTTCCACGAAGTTCAAGTGGATGGAAAATGGGTTAAATTATATGACCCACAACAAGAAGGTAAGCGTTCACCATTAAACGAAGTTAAAGATGCTTTATATGCTACAGGTGTTGAAGCAGATCGTGAATTGGCACGTAACTACCGCTCTCGTAAGTTTTATATCGTTAAGGTTATTGACCGCGATAATGAAGCTGATGGTGTTAAATTTTGGAGATTTAAACACAACGCTAAACAAGATGGTATCTTAGATAAAATCATTCCAGTTTGGCAAAAGAAAGGTGATATCACAAATCCTGAAACAGGACGTGATTTAACATTATTCTTATCTTTAACTAAATCAGGTACAGGTAAAGAATACACAGCAATAAATTCAATTATGCCTGAAGATGCGTCACCTTTAAACGTTGATGCTGATTTAGCTAACTCATGGGTTAATGATGAATTGACTTGGTCTGATGTTTATTCTAAAAAACCAGAAGAATATTTAGACATGGTTGCAAGAGGTGAAGTTCCACGTTGGGATTCAGATAGTAAAAAATTTGTATCTGATTCTAAGTCAGAAGAAACAATTGGTGCTACTAAAACAACAACTGTGATTGCTGACCCACAAGAGGAAGATGATGTGGATGGGGATCTTCCATTCTAATTTTACGGGGTGGAGATAACGTCATAAGCCCCATTTTTAATGAAATGAAATATTATATTATATGGCAGGTATAAAGAAAAAAGGGTTTAATTCAGATGATTTTAAGAAGAAATTTTCTTCTACAACAAAATATAAAGAACCAAGTTTTTATTATTGTGGAGATGCTTTTTTAAAGGCAACAGGTTTACCAGGACCAATTATGGGTGGTATTAATATGTTGTTAGGTCATTCAAATACATCTAAAACAACCGCATTAATTTTAGCTGCTGCAGATGCACAAAAGAAAGGTCATCTTCCTGTTTTTATCATTACTGAAAAGAAATGGAATTGGGAACATGCTGTTCAATTGGGTTTACAAGCGGAGAAAGATGAAAACGGTGAATGGGTAGGTGATTTTATTTTCAATGATAGTTTTGAATACATTGAACAAATTACTGATTTTATGAATGAGGTTATTGACGCACAAGAAAAAGGTGATCTTGACCAATCAATATTATTCTTATGGGATTCAGTTGGTTCTGTTCCATGTAAGATGACGTATGAAGGTAAAGGTGGAAAGCAACATAATGCAGCTGCCTTAGCGGATAAAATTGGTATGGGTTTACATTCAAAAATTTCTAAATCTAAGAAAGAAGATTACCCAACAAAAGAAAACCCATTATATATCACATTGATTGTGGTTAACCAACCTTGGGTAGATTTGCCTGATAATCCATTTGGTCAACCTGAAATTAAAGCAAAAGGTGGAGAAGCATTATGGTTAGCATCATCATTTGTATTTTTATTTGGTAACCAAAAGAAAGCAGGTATCAATCACATTGATGCAACTAAAGATGGTAGAAAAGTTGGTTTTGCTATTAGAACTAAAATCTCAGTATTGAAAAACCATGTTAATGGAATACAATACAAAGATGGTAAAGTAATTGCTGTACCAACTGGTTATATCGACGACACAAAAGAAGCTTTGGAAGAATACAAAAAAGAATATTCCAAAAATTGGAAAGATAGTTTGGGTAATATAACCCCACTTGAATTGTTTGAAAACGAAGAGGAAAATATTGAAGAATAATAAACATAATTTAAATGTCGGTTTTACTAGTTGATGGTGATAATTTACTTACGATTGGGTTTTATGGTTTTAAAAATGCCTTTTATAAAGGACAACATATTGGAGGTATTTTTCATTTCCTTAATACACTTCGCAAAGAATTCGAAAAACATCAACTAGATAAAATTGTAGTCTTCTGGGATGGTAAAGATGGTTCACAAACTAGAAGAAAAATATATGCTTATTACAAAGAAAATCGTAAGGAAAGAATTAGAACAGAAGAAGAACTTAATTCACATAGCTACCAAAGACAACGAGTTAAAGAATATCTTGAAGAGCTATATGTAAGACAAGGAGAATTTGAATATTGCGAAACTGATGATTGTATTGCATATTATTCACAAAAATCCAATGAAAACAAAATTATTTATTCATCCGATGGGGATTTAGCGCAGCTTGTTTCTAAAACAACTCAATTATATAATCCCTCTCATCAAAAACTTTACAAACAAAATGATACGATTGTTTACCACCATGAAGAAATCTTAATAGAAAATATTAAGGTGGTTAAAACAATTTGTGGTGACAGTTCCGACAACATCGCTGGTATAAGAGGAATGGGAATTAAAAGATTTTTATCTCTTGTCCCTGAACTAAAGACAGAACATCTTTCTGTAAATCAAATAAAAGACAAATTTGAGGAAATCTTTAAACAAGATAAGCACAATAAAACTGTTGCTAATTTACTCACAGGCGTAACAAAACACGGTGTATTAGGAGAAGAATTTTTTGACGTGAACAATCGTATTGTTAGTTTGGACCAACCATTTCTTACTGACGAAGCAAAACAAACAATTGACCTACTAATTACAGAAAATTTAGATCAAGAAGGACGCTCTTATAAAAATGCAATGAAAATGATGCAACAAGACGGTCTTTTTAATTTACTACCAAAATCTGATGATAGCTGGATAAATTTTTTAAACCCTTTCTTGAGATTAACAAGAAAAGAAAAAAACATAATCAATAAAAGAACAATAAAAATACAAAATGTATGAGAGAACAATTAGACATCACCAAATTTGAATTCCTATTATCATTAGATGGTAATATCATTTGCCAACGATTTTTTAATGTAAAAGACCACGTTGAGCAGTCCCGTAGATCAATGGACCTTCACTATTATGTCAAAAATATTTGTGGTCAAATAGCGGAAGATTTAAAAATAAAAAGTTCCGATTATCTATGCGAAAATATGAATTATATCCTCAATTTTGAAAATGTGGAAGAATCAAAATCGGAGCAAAAAGAAGAATTTTTGTTAGAAATTAAGTTAGGAGATGAGGTATTTATTTCAAGAATATTTCCAGCATATTACTACCATCCAAAGGTAAGATACACTGTTGATATTCGTCCAAGACTGAAGACAATATTGGCTGATTTAACTGACATATTATCATCTGAGGAATTGGAAACTAACTATTTAGAATACGAATTATAATTTTTTAACTGATTTAAAATAAACTATGGAAGAAAGAAATTTTGGGCATTTGGGGTTTTCGTTTCAACAATCCCTAATCAAAGCTATCGTTGAGGATAGAAAGTACGGTGAAACAATAATCGATGTAATCGATAGCAAATATTTTGATAACAATTCTTTCAGATATATCATGGAGAACGTAAAAGAGCTTTACAAAGCCCATGATAAAATCCCTACCTACGAGACAATCGCACAAAAATTGAAGCTTGAAGGTGGTAGTAAGGAAAACTCTAATAACCAGCACATTGATACTTTGGAGATATTATCCAAAATGGAAGCTGATTATGAGTTTGTAAAACAAACGGCTTTGAACTTCTGTAAGCAACAAAATCTTAAAAAAGAGCTTAAATTAGTTCAAAATATCATTGATAATGGTAAATTTGAGGAGTACAACAAGATTGAAGAAATCATCCAAAAAGCAATGCAAGTTGGTCTTGATGGTGATGAAGCAACAGATGTATTCCAAGACATTGATGCTGCTTTGGAGAAAGATTATCGTTTACCAATTCCAACAGGTATTGTTGGTATCGATAACTTATTAAAAGGTGGTTTGGGTCGTGGTGAATTGGGTATCGTATTAGCACCGACAGGAACAGGTAAAACAACCTTGTTGACTAAGTTTGCTAACACAGCTTACAATGAAGGTCATAATGTGGTTCAAATCTTCTTCGAGGATAACGCAGGTGACATCAAAAGAAAGCATTACACTATTTGGTCAGGTATATCCTCAGATGAACAACCAGAGAATGTAGAAGCGGTTAAAGCTGCGGTAAAAGGTGCTGAAGATAGATCAAAAGGAGCTATTAAGTTATTAAAATTACCTAGTGATGGTGTAACAATATCAGAAATTAAAAACAAACTTAGAAAGATGATTTCTGACGGTTTCAAGGTGGATATGTTACTTATTGACTATGTAGATTGTATTTCACCTGAACGTGCAACAAATGGCGAAGAGTGGAAAGGTGAAGGTTCGATCATGAGACAATTAGAATCAATGACAGGTGAATTTGAAATAGCTGTTTGGACAGCAACACAAGGTAACCGTGAATCAATTTCTTCAGAAGTTGTAACTGGTGATCAAATGGGTGGTTCAATTAAGAAAGCACAAATTGCTCACGTTATTTTATCTATTGGTAAAACATTAGAGCAAAAAGAACATAATTTAGCGACATTGACCTTATTAAAATCTCGTATTGGTAAAGATGGTATTATATTCCAAAACTGTACATTTAACAATCAGTTCTTGACTATCAATACAGACACAGTTAATACATTACTTGGTCATGAAAAGCAAGTAACTCAAGAGAGAGCAAATAGAGTTGCTGAAGTATATAAAAAGGCACAAGAGAAAAAGGTTGTCGTTATTTAATCAAAAAAAATCAGAACAAAAATGAGCAAATTATTTACAGAAAGAGTGCCTTTCAAACCATTCGAATATCCGGATTATTATAATGAAGGTTGGTTAAAGCAAATGCAAGCATTTTGGTTACATACCGAAATACCTATGCAAGGTGATGTTAAAGATTGGAATGAAAATTTAAGTGAATCTGAAAAACATTTAGTTGGTAATATCCTATTAGGGTTTGCACAGACAGAATGTGCGGTATCGGATTATTGGACGGGTATGGTTACTAAGTGGTTTCCAAAACATGAGATTAGACAAATGGCAATGGCTTTTGGTTCACAAGAAACGATCCATTCAATTGCATATTCATATCTTAATGAAACATTAGGTTTAGATGATTTTGCAGGATTTATGCATGATGAGGTTATGAAAGAAAGATTCGAATTGTTGACAAATACGACAGCAGATTGGACTCCTAAAGATTTACAAAAAAATCATAAAGCAAGAGTTGAGGTTGCTCGTTCACTTGCAATATTTTCAGCATTTGCGGAAGGTGTTGCATTATATTCATCATTCGCAGTATTGTATTCTTTCCAAATGAGAAATCTATTGAAAGGAATTGGACAACAAATGAAATGGAGTGTTAGAGATGAATCTTTACATTCAAAGATGGGTTGTCAATTATTTAGACATATGTGTGAAGAGTTTCCTGAATTATTAAATGAAGCTAAGCCGGCAATTTATGAAGCGGCAGAAATCATAAGAGATTTAGAACATAAATTCATTGACAAGATTTTTGAGATGGGTGATTTGGAGAATCTTAAAAAGAATGATTTAAAAGAATTTATTACTAAAAGAGTTAATGAAAAATTGGCGGAATTAGGATATAACCCAATTAAAGGAAGTGATAACTATTTTGAATTTAATGAAGAAAAAGCTTCTGAATTAGATTGGTTTTATAATCTAACTGGAGGGGTTACATGGACTGATTTCTTTGCAATGAGACCTACCGATTATTCAAAACCAGGTGAGGGTGAAAATTGGGATGATATATTTTAAAAAATGGTTCTATTATCTAATGGTTTTTTT